GTCGGGTCACTAAGGTATGGTCCGACCACTTCCCCCAAGCGGACGATGGACTTCGGCGTTGGGGCGGTCAACGCACGGAAGTCGGTGAAGTCACCTTGGCGAGAGAATGACTTCTTTAGGGACAGGGCGAGCACGGATTGAGTTGCTGGTGCTCCACAGCATAGGATGATGACCTGATCGTAGAGCTGTTGAAGGTAAACGATGTCGGCCAGGTAGAATCCCTGGCACATCTTGAGCTGGGTCCTGGTAGGATTCTTGTTGCCGGGCGGGTGGCAGCGGACGGCGTTGGATAGGAAGACATCTACTCGGTGTTGAAACTCGAAGTATTCGATGTAGGCAGTCTTGAGGATGCTGCCAGCCTTACCGATCCAGCACTCGCCCTTCTGATCCTCGTTCCAACCGGGAGCCTCACCAATGATGTAGAGGGCTCGATCGTGCTGAGTACAAAAACCAGGCTGTGGCCAGGTACCACTCTCCCGGTTAAACCACGTTGCTGGTATGCAGGCGGTCTTGCACTGTAGGTGCAGCGGGCAGGCAGTGCAGTTGGCTACACAGGCGGGTCCCATGATTCCTCCGTTGGCAGGCCCAGACAACCAATAGAGTGGCCCGTTGCCAGACGCTCGACAGCTCGTATGGTCTCTTTGAGTTTGGTTTGAAATTCGAGCATGTGGAATGCAAGAGTTTCTTTACCCTGTGAAAGAGTAATAATGGAATTGAGACAGGTACTGACTTTTTCTTCTAACTGAGCTATAGATGTTTCCTTACCTTCACCCATACTCAAGTACAAGATTTCTAGGGACTTCTCCAACTGGCTCACGCGATAGAGCAGGTCCTTTTTTTCCAGGTCCCAAGTCGGAGGTGGAGTTTTTTCCTTCTGGGGAAGTGGAGGTTGACACTCATATGGGTTTTCTTTCGTGGGCATTTTCGTTCGTTTCCGGGCGGCGATCGGCGGTCGCGGCACTCTTCTTATAGGCGGCGTTTTGCGGCGAGTCAAGTGGAAAATCAAAAATAAAAATATGTAGTTTTATCGGACTTTTAACTTGACTTGGGTCGTCACGGTGCCTATGATAAGGATAGAAACCGGGAGAGTGGGGGAGGCGACGGGATTGATTTCCGACCTCCCCCACATTTTTTGATAAGAGGAAAACGAGATGGCGTTAGAAGAGAGTGGATTGACTGGAACGAACGTCCGAGAGACGTGTGAGCGTCAGACGGGCCTGTTGATGCAACCTCCCGACTCAATGACCCAGGAGCGAGACGGAACGACCTTGACGGTTATTCCGACGGCGGTTGGGGCGGTCGATACCGAAGACAGCAACGTGGAATTTGGGATCCCCTTTATTATACACATGGGAATCAGTGCAGGTGATGATGGGGGCACGGATCGAACGGTCAATGCCCGCGTGTTTGGTACGAGTGGGTCTCCGTGGAAGTTTAGGGTGCTGGATACTTGGGCTCACCTCCTGAGCGACCAGGTTGAGACACACACACTGCAAATTTTCCACTATACTCTTGACTCTGATGGGGCCTTGGATACGGCCAATGCTATGACGGATGAGGTGACTCTGGATCAGGATACTTCCGATCTGATTAAGCTGGGACGTGTAGAGGATACCAGCCAGCTGATCGAGGCTTATGCTATCGTGACGGCAGGTCAGGAGGTCGTGGTACAGGTCAAGAATGATGGTGGAGCGGCTACAGAGAGCGAAGAGGTATCCGTCAAGATGCTTTGCATGAGGGTAAACTAATGGCAGGGACTGACTTTACTATTCATTCTTCGTTGAAGGCTAGGTCGAACTCAGAGGCGGTTCCTAATAGGGGAATGTCAGTACCGGTCAAGATGGCAATGCTTGAAATTGACCTGGATGAAAATGACACTCAGGTCTTGGACAGGTACCACACGTTGATTCACGAAGACGAGGCTGTGGGAACTGGTATTGTCATTCTGAGTCTAGGAGCGATCAATACTGAAGCTATCTTAGCCGCCAATACTGATGCTGTGATTACGGTGAGAACGAAAGGTGCTACTCCCGCGTCTTTGGATACGATTACGTCTACGGACAATGCGGCTATTGGGGTGTGGCAGGCTGGTGGGTCACTTACGACTAACTGGGATAACAGAGCAGCCGCTGACGATAGGACTACTTACTCTGTACCGGCAGGCTATGGTGTTGAGGTGGCCCTCACTACTGCTGGAAGTGAGACTGCTGTGGCCGGGGACGGAGCTGGAAAAATGCTGGTCATGGTTGAGTATGTAGTCGTGCCGAGAACCATTACGGAGAACCTGTAATGTCATTGAACGAAGTTGGTAGAACTGGTGTTAAGGTCAACCTGACTGCTGATGGGGTACTGGGCGTTGTAACCCAGGACCCCGAGAGTATGCTACACTCTCCCGGCGGACTAACGAATGCAGATGGAAATACGGCGTTTGGTCAGTCCGTCAAGATGGTGGCTTATTTTACGGCTACGGCCGATGACAGTCAAACTGTATCGCTGTTTAGTTCAGATGCTCCGTGGAAGTTTCGAGTACTGAAGTGCGAAGCAACTTTGATGGACGACGCGAACGGTGTTGTACGGAGTCCGAACGGTAGACTGAGTTTAAGCGTGCTGAGCGGGTCTTCGGTTGTGTGTGCTGCCCAGTTGAAGGGCATGACGATGAATGAGGTGCGGAATGTACCTCTTAATACGACTGGTGGCGAAGAGGTTTCTGCTAATGGGAGCCTGTCTGTGAAGGTGGTTTCACGGGTTCCTCTAACGAACGATACGAATACAATGAAGCTATTCGTGGAACTTACCCTTTTGCGGGTAATGTAGGGAGACAAAGATGGGTTTTTCACTGCAAGGTAATAGGCTGGTTATGGAGTGGGTTGCGGGTGAACATGGTACTCCTGCTCTTAATGCTGCGACCGAGAACTTCGCGGCTGACCCCTGGTTCGAGATTCTAGGGACAAATGCTACGGCAGATGATGTAACATTCGCGGCTGACGGCGGCGTGTTGCTGACGACGGATGGTGCTGCCTCGGATGGTGTTATTATTCTTCCGCACCTTGATGCCGAACATGGTATTTGGGATGATGTAACATTCGGGACTGACAACGAGACCGAATGGGAATGCCTGTTGAAGGTTGGTACTATTGCTGATGATATTGGGTACTGCGGCCTCAAACTGACTAATACTAATGTTTCTGGTACCGATGCCGATCAGGCGTATTTTAGGTTTGAGAATGGAATCAACTCTGGCAAGTGGCAGTCCCTTGTGGAGGTTAATACCTCTCTGACCACTGTCGATACTGGTGTTCTGGCTGCGGTCGGTCAGATCATGCACCTGAAAGTAGTCTTCGACGCGGCCGAGCTATGTAACATGTTTGTGAATGGTAAGCTGGTTAGTCAGGTTAGCTTTGTGGGTAACACGGTAGATTTGAAACCCTACATTGGAATCATTGATGGAGCTGGTGGGTCCGAAAGCACTATGACGGTGTATGGTCAAAAGATTTCCCGGCTGATCGCGTAAGGAACAACTAATGAGTATGTCAATTGACTACAAGGCAAGACGTCTTACCATGGAGTGGATTGCTGGTGAGAAGGGCCTGACTGCGGCGAATGCTGCTGGATATGCTTTTGCAGTAGATCCACTCTTTGAGGGTCTAGGTACTTCTACCCTCACTGTGGCATTTGCCACTGATGGCGGGGCTCTTTACAGTACGGATGCTACTGATGGGGAGGGCATTTTCATTGTACCTCAATTAGGAGGTACATTTGCTCCTTGGGAGACTGTTACTTGGGGTACAGACGACGAAACTGAATGGGAATGCACTTTCAAGGCTGGAGATATTGATTCCTCAATTTACTGGTTCGGTCTCAAGTTGACTGATACAGACGTGGTAGCCACTGATGCTGACCAGACCTACTTTCGGTATGAGGACGATGTTTCGTCAGCAGCGATTGTAGCACAAGTCTCCGTAAACGATACCGACCTCTCTCATGTATCAGACAACATCCTCATTGCTGGTGAGATTTACACTGTAAAGGTAAAGTTTGATAAGGACGAGGTGTGCCACATGTTCATAAACGGACGTGAGGTATTCTCTCGCAGCTTTAGGGGTAATACGGTCAACCTCAAGCCTTACATTGGTGTCGAGGCGGATGGGGCTGCGGACGCGGCCACGCTGACGGTGTACGGACAGAAGATTTCCCGAATCCTAAAGTAGGAGGAGACTCATGGGTAGAGGCACTGTAAAGGCTGGACTTCCAGTTCAAGGAACTCAGGCTGCTGATGGTACAGACAATAGTCTTACCGATCCAAGAATCATTATCTTCGGTACGCCGGTACGTCCGTGTATTGTAATGAATGGTACTGGTAATGGTAATGACATTAGGGTTAAAGTCAATGCGGAAACCAATGGTACGGTTTCTAATGACTTTGACAATGATGCAGATGATGATGGTCCGGGACACTTTACTCTTGCTGATGGAGAGACCATTGACGTTAGTATCGGAAGCGGCTTGTCTGTCCTGAGTGTATCTTTCGTAACCCTTGATGGTGCTGACGATCTGGATAAAGTTGCTGTAGTCGGCTGGGAATAGGAGGAGTGTGCTATGGGTGTAGCACAGATATACTGGACCGATACGGTCATGGGTGCCATACGCAGGTGCATGACCAATGGTAAGAAGAAAGTTACAGTTCTAGATGGTCTGGACACTCCAGAAGCCATAACTGTAGATAAGGGGGAAGGAAAAATCTACTACAGTGAGTGGGGAGCAGTAGATGCCATTTCTCGCTGCAATCTAGACGGCACCGGAGTAGAACAACTCATTACTAGCGAAACAGGATGCCGAGACATTGTACTAGATGTCCCAAACGGCAAACTGTACTATGCTTCCTCCTCAGCGGCCGATGAGCGTATTGGAAGAGCTAACTTGGATGGATCAGGGCGTGAAGACCTAGTAACTGGTATTAGAGCCAGTGGACTGGGTCTTGATTTAGTTAATAGGGAAATGTACTGGACTGATAAAAAACCCAATCCGGACAAAATTTCCAAGGCTACCATGGAGGGTGCCGGTACCGCGGATGTTGTTGCGTCCGCCCCTTCTGGATTCGGTATTGAAATCGACACAGATAGGGAGAAGATGTATTGGGTTGACTGGCCTGGTACTTCCAGTGTAAGACGAGCTGATCTCGATGGTGGTAACGCAGAAGTACTAATTACCAGTGCAACTGATGGCTTCGTTTATATTACTCTGGACATCAAAAAGCAGAAGATGTACTTCAATCGCTGGGTTGGTGCCACTAGTATAGACTTACGGGTTGCTAACTTCGATGGTACACAAGAAAAGGTCTTGTGGTCTGCTTCACAAGCATCTGAGGACATTCAATCCATTTACTTGGTTCCTGGTGGGCGGACTCCCAAGCGGAGATGGGATCGTCTTATATTTCTAGTAGGTCGGACGGTGTCAAGATGACTAAACCGGGAGAGGTAGCTGCCAAGGTTATAGCGGGCGTACTAGTGGGCCTGACGGTCCTCTGGTTGACCATGGCTCCTGATCTTATCTCCCGGGCTGAGATGACCAGCTATGTTGAGGTGACTGCTATCGAACATCTTAGGCTTCTTCGGGGGGACATCAAAGGCATGAATCAGGGCCTGTCGGAGGTGGCTCAGAGGCTGGCAGCAGTGGAGGCAGTTCTTCGAGAGAGATAGGAGGAGAGGATGATCCCACGATCCCTTGATATTAAGGGACAGACGTACCGGATCAAGCACGTCAACCGTAAAGATCTTGGCAAGGGTAATATAGCCGAGGTAGACCACAACTTCAATATCATCCGAGTGTACAAGAGAACAGCAGCCTCTCGAAAGATAGAGCTACTACTCCATGAGGCTCTGCACGCTATGCTTGTGGGAGCGGAGTTCAAGGATGAGGAGGCGGTGGTACTTATACTTGGACAGGCCCTGACTGAGTTTATCAAATCCAATCCGGTATTTATTCAGTATGCACTTCAGACGCTAAGTAAGTAAGCAAAGTTAATTACCGCTTGCGGGTAGTTCTTGGTACTAGACACAGCGGAACTCTCCCGGTTCTACACATCTAAGTAGTTATCGGCCGTAAAAAATTAAGAAAAAAGTTGACTTGACGCGACCGGGTGGCATAGAATCGCCATGAACGTCGAATTTTGCATCACGACTGAGGGAGAACTGGCAGCAAGAAGTAGTCTTGGTTCCTATCAGGAGGCAGTTGTGAGTTCAGTTCACGGAGGGACATCTTATGATCCGGTCGAAGGAGACTGTGGAAAGTCGAAGGAAAGCGGTGGAATGGTTCCTCGCTCGACGATCCTACGCAAGCCTGGATGGTTCAGTATATACCGATGGAAGTACCCTCTGTGTTGGACAATGCCATGTGGCTTTCTGGCATCAAAGTACAATCTACTTGGTATACCTGGAGTTTCCAGACTCCCTGGTCAAGGACATACACGCTATGATCCAACTAGGGAAGCACGGCCACACAGTGGCAGAAATGGGAGAAGGTAATGTACATTGAGGACATCAAGAGTGGGATGATTAGTGTGAGGATCGAGAAGGGCGGAGAGAACGTTGACACTCAGGTTCCCGAGGGCTCAACTATTCGAGCACTGATTGAGGATAACCACCTGCGTGGTCTTGAAGTTGTCAGTACTCGCGTGAATGGGACTCCAGCTTCCGACTCCACTCCCCTCCAGGAGGGAGATCGTATTTCTCAAGTTCCGAAGTCCGGCAAGCAGGGGGCCTAATCAGTTCGGGTAGAGATTAAGTGCATCGGGGAACCAAGACAGACTAGCTGAGGAGAGAGGATGAACTGGGAGAGGAGAGGAAAGGCAGGTTCGAGTCCTGCCCGCCACATAGAGGCAAGTCCCCTGATGATCTTGTCCCGTGGTGGTAGTGATCCGGCGACACGCCTCCCCCCTCTTGGTTCTTTCCTCTCCCGGTTTGAAAGGTAGAGTAATGTCAAGAAAGTTTGTAGCTCTCCTAGAGAGGGTCAAAGAATTAGAGAGGCGTGTCAGCGTTCTTGAGGCCGAGAAATTTCAGGGCCAGGATGAAATTCCAGGTGAGGTATGGGAAGTGGTGGTAAAAGATATAGAGTGTAGTCCTGGTGAGCGTATTTCTGATCTTGAGGAGGACCCGTTCTAATGTGGACTCTTGATGAATATACTTGGGTGTTTATAGGGTGTGGTGGAACATTCTATGCAGCTAGTCCTTATCTGGCTGTACTGAGAGAGAGATATGGTAAGACTAAGGCCATACTGATAGATCCAGACACAGTTGAATCAGAGAACTATGGACGTCAGTGGCCTGGATTTCAACCCGGGAGTACTAAGGTGAGTGTGGCGTCACAAATCCTGAACGAGGCAGAGTCCTGGCAGGTGGTTGACTCCTTCTCTCCTATGGACGAGATACTAGGTAGAGAAACAGAGGGCCGACCGGTAATTGCTGTTGTGAATGTGGACAATGATTGGACTAGATTGGATGCGGCTGAGTGGTTGGCTTCTAGGTCGAGTCCCGGTATTATGATTGTCTCGGGTTGTGAAAGACTGCATGGCCAGTGCTATCCTGGCATTTGGATGGGGGGGGAGGCTATATTTGACTGGAGAGAACACCATTCAGACGTAGGACAGGTCGGTCTACAGGCTAATAGGTGCAACCTCCAGGATGTGAGAGCCAATGCTTTGACTGGCGTTTTAGTGGGTATGTGTATTGAGGACATTGCTTTCCGGTTACAAGAAACTCGGTGTGATAGAATAGATGAGGTTCTGGAGTTCTACTGGTCTGTTCCTTCTGAACACGGTATTGGTTCAGTCCGGATGTGGAACACACTAGCCAAGTGTAGGAAGGTGGTGGTCTCTTGATAGACTTAGACTGGTTATTCAACGACGATGATGAGAATGGATACGAAGATCCCGGGTGGAATCCAGAATGGCCTCGGTCTTCTCATGTGTCCACTACAGCTATTAAGTCAACTATGCCTGGTAAGAGTCAGGACCTACTTGGATTAGATGACTTGAACACGGTGAACCTTTCGACTACTAGGCTTGTAATGGGAGATGATAGGAGGGTCTACGAGCACAGGTTTGGACTTATTGAATGTCTAGCTCCAGCTAAGCTGGACGAAGATGAGTCAAATGTCTATGTTGACAAGATTGACTGGCCTAACTTTCCTCCCATGTCCGAGTTAGCTTGGTTGTTTGACGTGTTCTTTTCCAAGTACAATAGAGAGGTCCTTATGTTGGTTGGACGTAATAGGGACCTAACTGGCTGGACATATCACGTACCACCACAGACAGGTACACCTGGTGGGGTTACTTGGAAAGACACTACGGAGGAGATGGGAAAGTTCCAAGAGAAGGCACGATGGATTGGAACAATACATATTCATCCGGGAGAGCCATGCAGTCCTAGCCAAACCGATATTGATGATTGGGCTGAACCAGAGAAGTCTGGACTTCACTTAGTCTTTGGTCGGGATGGATCGTACACAATCAATGGGGCCATTGCAGGTAAAGTGTTTCAATTGCTGGACGGAAGCATTGGCGATATTGAGAGGGTAGCAGTTGTATTCTCTAGGAGTGGTAACAGAAGTCTTGAAGAACTATTGAAGATTCCTGAGCCAACCAAGAAACTCAAGACTAAATCCAAACGTACCCGACTCACTACTAAGACTACAGTTGCCCAAACTATTGTAGACATTGCAGACACTGTCGATTCGGATTATGTCGAGGATTCCTTGGATATACTGGGAGCACTCAAGATTTGTCCTGAACATCTGAAGAATCTTCGTCTTGTATATTATCGGAACCACTGGTATATTATGACGAGTTCCCAGTATGCTGGTCTGGAGTCGTGGTGTAAAGATATATGTCCAACTCCCCAGGCTAAGAATCTTTGTATCAGGATTGGAGGAAGCAAGTAATGAGTAGTAGTAGAATCATCCGTCCTTTGGATTGGAATAGTACTACGGCGTTAAACCCAAGTTTGGGGAACCAAGTAAGTAGAGTTGTTACTAAGGTTATGAATGAACTAAGACCCCCTGATATAACATCAAACAAGGTAAGTTGTAGTCCGTGGTCCGAAACTAAGGATTCACTTCTTGGGGCTATGTGGATCGGGGTTCCCGACTTGAGGAGCTGCTGGCGTGACGAATTAGGGTGTTGGATAATCAACGTAGGTAGTAGGAAAAGTACACACTTGAGACTATCTCCATCATTCCCAGAAGATGAGGTACAGTACGGATACTGTCCAATTAGGATTAACTGCCAAAGTGAGCTTATAGAGAAGGAGTTTCCGGGAGGAGTGATACCTCGGGTAGCCAACAGTATGGTTATAGGTAACCATAAAGATAGCCTATTTAGAGTGGATAGAATGATTGTGGGAGCTACGTCCCTACTTCATCCTAAAGATACTACTCCCAGTGGAGTCGAATTCAGGCGGTTACTTGGCAAAACTAGCTTATCGTCTTTTATTGAGGATATGATGCGTGGACTGTATAGAGACAGTCCATATACGCAAGATGTAACTTTGGAAAGAGATGAGAACTATAGGACCATGCTTTTTCTGGTGGCAGGTAGGGCTTATCCTGGATTCACATCTCCATCGACCAAGCGTTTTGACTGGAGTAGACTACGTCATATATCCGGAAATGATGGGCATAGGAAGTGGGATTTGGAAGTAGTTCGCCCGATGTATTACAATATTGTTATGCCCCAAGCATTACTGGAAGTAGTAAGTAAGAATTTGGAGCGAGGAATACCACCACTAGTTCCTCAGTATTTCATACAAAGAAATTGGATGTTCAACGGACCTCCCAGTGAGCCATGCACTGGTCTACCACGTAATATTATGTATGATACTGTAGGCGACAAGATTACAGCGGGAGTGATTAATAGGTTTAACCTTGACCTTCCAGGTGTGGTGTCATACTGGCCTTCTGATCTTAATCCCCCAGACGAGTGGCTGAATAAAGCCATAGAATGTGCAGAAACTTTGGGAGAGTCAGAGTTGCCTTTGGGGCTACACGAGAGGCAGGATTTATCTTTGCAGGAAAGTAGAAAGGTTCCTGCTGTACGGTTTTTGGGCAGTATCTCAAGTCCTATCCTGCACTTTTCTGTAATAACTTCTTTTGAGGAGCGAGACGACGGCTCACATAACCTAGAGATCAATGATTGTGATTCAAGTGGACAACTACTTTCTGCCAAAGAGGAAGCAGTCGATAGTGGGGAAGAGGTGACCTATACAGAGGAGGCCACTAAAGATGTTCCAAATGGTCCTGTTCCCTCTAAACCGGGAGAGTGTGCGGTGCCGGGGAGGATATTCACATGACGGAGACTGTAATTGTTGTCTCACTTTGGAACGCTGCTGGAAGAAGTACCCTTGAATGTGGGGAGGAATAAGTGTGGAGCTTAACTATCAGAGGTGTCCAGAGGACGATGCTGGGGTTATGACTGCTGATTTGGCTGTGAGTGATGGTGGAGAGGTAGAGCTTGGCCTCAGCGAGATTGCTACTACCTTGCAGCTCAAGGGCAGTATTTACTCTACTACTATGGCTATCAAAGGAGGAGTTACTGATGATTTCGTAGATAGGGTGGCGGCTGGATTGGCTAGACAGATGGATAACGACATACATGCCTTGTGCCCAGTTATCAGTATACTATGCAAAACCTTTGCTCTTCTATCTGGTGGTAGGGATGTGCTAGGGAAGGATGGACTGTTGAATGTGTATCCATCTAAAGAGTGTCCACCTTGGATGCGTGGTTTGTTTGAGTCAATTGAGAAAAGCAAAGATAGGGAGGATGAGGAATGAAGATCAGGGTATGGTATCATGTGCAAGACAATGGTGACGGTGGTGCTACACCATTCTTCTTTAAGAGTGAACAGGAAGCACAGGACGCAGCAATCGAGGAAGAAGAGGAAATGGGCTATGGCTTGTGTGACAATGTAGACAGCGTGGTCCTCACTGTAGAGGACTATCAGGAGGTCAAGTAATGATTTGGCTGTACTTGGTTCTAGTGTTAGCACTGCTGCTCGTAGCTTTAATTATGCTAGATTGGAGGAACAAGACAACTCTCCCGGATGATAGCTGGAAGGACAGTCTGGCGAGGACTAAGGGGGAGTTGCCACATGGGTATCCTTACAAGAAGAAAGGGGATTAGAAATGAATGAGAAACAAGAGTTTATGTGGATTGGTAGTGTCGCTGTTGCTTGTATACTTGCAATGGTTCTTCCGCTGGGATACTTTATCTGCAAGGCTGAAGCCATAAATGCTGAAGCTAAGGTGAAGGTAGCCCAAGAGATCAGTAGGGCTGTTGTGGATGGTATTGATGGAATTGGGGAGTGGTGGAAAGACTAATGCTAACGGATACAGAACTATTGGATTGGTTGGATGCTAACCAGAGACATACGTGGCCCGGTAGGGGTTGGATCTGTAGGAACTCAACTACAGGTCGAGGGCTTAGGCTACATGAGACTACCAGGGAGGATGCTTCCAGCACTGTGAGGGAAGCTATCATGGTAGCAATGAGACGTGAGGATTGGAGGATGGGAGAACTGGAGGAGCAAGGTAAAGGAGATAAGAATGCTGGTACTAGGTAGCATTGCTATTGGTCTGTTTGGTCTTCACATTGTGTTTCAGGCAGTCATGTCTCTTAGGAGTGTAGAGGCTGCTGAGACGGCACTGAGGTTAGCTCAGCATGTACATGAGCTAATGAAAGCTGGTACACGACACGGGCGACACTAATTTCCTGTTCATAGCCTTGAGTGGCGTGGCTGGCTAGGTTATCGGGTGTAGACTAGGCTGGGTGGGTTATTAGACTCTCCTAGCCTAGTCTTGTTATTGGCCTGTGGATTATCGGGCGTGAAAAAAAGTTAGGTGGGCAGTTGACATAGGGCCAAACGTGTGGTATGCTTAGGGTGTGACGCGGCAAATGAGACCGTACGGCTTTTTGGCTTTTATAGGGGAACGGACAATGACGAACGAAGACGGTGGACGTGGACAGAAGTATGGTAAGAAGAATCTTCAGCTTGCTCTTGAAGGTAGTGAGATCATTCTTCGGATTGACACCAAAGGGATTGCTCACAACGCAAGCGGCAATCCATGTGTAGCGGGGAGCCCGAATCCTAGTAAGGCAGATCCAGGTAAGGTCCGCGTGGTTGACCTTATCGCGACTAGTGGGGGGTTTGCTTCTGTCGGGGACTGTAAGGTTAGTGTCAACGTGACCAGGGAGTAGGGATTGACCGTGCGAATCAGGGACCACGTATACGATGGCTTGAGGTTGCTTGTGCTGACGGTCGTAGTATACGTGGCCCTGATGTAGGGGGCAAGACCGTGAACGTAACGCTACCGTGGTACGTTAGTGGTAGGTCTGTTGACAGTGCTATTATGTCTGGGCTAGGAATTGACCTGGACATTATGTGCCGAGCATGTGGATCGTGGGGCGAGTATGATGTGTGGACTGCCGCTGTAAATGGCCTCAAACTATGCCCGAAGTGTGGTAGTTATGACACAGAACGGGCAGGGGATAAACGGTGAAAGTATCGGACTTGGTTGGGCTAGACAGGATACTGGAGAACGTTCGAGTAGACTTAGGGTCGGATGAGGCGGACCGTGAAATATCGGCCCTGTTTGGAGAGCTTAGGGACGAACTTGGGGAGGTTGAACGGGGAGAGTGTGGACCGGGCGATTCGACAGACATAGACGAAGTGTGGGGGTACTGATGACGAAACTTGTAAACGGACTATCGGAGCGTGGATTCCACCTGATGCAAGGGGTGGTGAGGTCTATGGGTACACGCGAGCGGTGTATAAGGTGTGGATTCAAGATCCGTGGTCCAAATCATGGTGAAGGGACACATCACAAGATTCGGCACCCGAAGCTAAGGAGGTTGAAATGAAGTGGACAGCAGAAGTTGTCGAAACATCGGTGGTTCATGTGCGGTATGCGATTACAGCGGACACTGAAGATGAAGCTATGTGTATGGCGTCTAATGGGGATTATGAGAAACGGGAAGTTACTATCCCACAGCGGACGGTGCATCATGAGTTAGTCGCTTGTGATGAGTGTAGTAGCTGTGGGGACGATGATGGTAAGTGTGGTTGTCCGTCGTGTGAATACTGGCCCAATTGTGACGCCAATCGTGAGACCATCGCCGAAGATGGGTGTGAGGGGTGTCGTGGGAAGTGTGGGTGTGCGATCTGTAAGGGCTGTGACACTTATCCTTGCTCGTGCTACTAGATATAGTGGGTACAAGTGAGAAGGGAGGATTGAAGTATGAGTGTTAAATTGGAAAAGCCATTAGACGGGTTTGATTATTGGGACAGTCATCCGTCTCGTCCCTTGCATGTGTGGCAAGCGGCAGTAGGTAGTGGGGGTACTAGGTTGGGCTACTGGTCGTGGGTGCGTGATACTAAGCCGACAGACTGTCGATGTGGGGACCGCATCAAGCTGTGTAATAGCTGCTTTGTCAAGGCATGTAAGGATCATCACGGCGTCAGGTGAGATGGGGGGATTGAAATGGAAGTGCAAATGTTGTTCAACTATAGTGGTCTGGTACGACAGGAGTGGTATCGTGTTGCACGGGAGAAACCCGAGGGATACGTGGTTGAGACTGGTAACTCGAATATGGACACAATCTATGTTCCACGTGGTTACGTCCACTCTATAGTGCGGGTTAGCTGGACGTCGTAGTTAGGTTGGGCTAACTTTAGAGTTAGGCTAGGTTAAGTCTAGGGTTAGGCGTCCCACATTGGGGCGTTATGTTTTTATTGATGGGCAATATTATCGGCCCCTTGATCATGTCAAGTCACACTTCACTGCCAAAATGGCAGTCCAAAGCCCTCGAACCTGCCATAATGGCAGTCAGTACCACTTCAATCGTCCGATAACCACGCACTTAGCTCTCACTGGGGCGTCCTATAACCGGGAGAGCTGATCGGTACGTCCGGATAACACATTCTTAGGCCCAAGTAATATCGGACCCCCCATCGGCCCCCAGAGAGTCTGATAATGTAGCGGAATAGAACCACCAGTTTTCACCAAAATTTCACCAAAATCCCTACTTTCAACGCTCGTTGAAACTTGACTTCCCACTAAAACCCGCCTATAATCCCATGAAAAACTGGGAGCTTGTGAACGGGAGTATGTCTCAAAGGTAGAGCAGCAGTCTAGCCGTGGATGCGGTTGGGAGGTTCGATTCCTCCCCTCCTTATAATCCCCCGATCGACGAAAAGGAAGTTCTAGATGACCCGCACAGAAGTTTACAAACTGATCGACGGAGAGCGTAACTACCAGGATGCTCTAGGAAAAGACCGAAAGTCAGGAGTACAACATACACCGGGGGACTATGCAACTATGCTAGCCCGCTATATGATGCACGCCACAATCGCTTGGGCCGACAATTCAGGAGCCACTCAGGAGGGGAAAGACGCTTTCCTTGCTGTCATTAGAAAAATAGCTGGTATATCTGTTCATTGCATGGAAGACCATGGAGCACCACCCAGATAACCAAAAAATTCCCTTTTTCCCTTGACTCGTACCCGAACACCGACTATAATACCACGGCAGGGTCGTACAAAGGTAGTACCCCAGAAGCTAGCCACCGACGGATACTGGAAATAGCGGTTCGAGTCCCCTCCCTGCTTACATCGCCGAGGAGAACCCCAAATGATTACCTACCAATTTGACAGTAGAAAAGATACCCTACCCGCCTTCGGTCCAGTCTTTGACGACGAAGAGCGAATGACCGATTCCGCTCAAGTTTCCATCAGTCTCATAATCCCCCACACCATCCTAGTAAAGGTAAAAACTGACTGGTTGCAAGACACACTCAAAGGTGCAATCGAGAAAATGGTAGGAAACCTCAACCGAGAACTTTCCTAGATTTCCCTTGACTTTCCCCCTCCCCATGCCTATACTGTGGATAGGAGAACCAATATGCCAGAAGCCGACCAAAGACTAGTCCCGACCAAAGACCCCCGATGTCCCCACTGTGGCTACTGTCCACACTGTGGCCAATCCAAACGTCCATACCAGGAGGCATTTCCATACCCTTGGAGGTACCCTTGGCAGTCTCCCAACACGGACCTACCGGTCTTTCCCCAGCATCCCTGTACAACCACAATAGCGACCTGCTAATGAAGAAGTACCTGGCAACCCTAATTTCTGCTTCCCCACAGAATAAACCATGAACGACAGATCAACCACACGAGTCATGTTCCTGGGCCTCATCGCCGTAGCAGTCTGCTATGGCCTCATCTGGCTAACCGGTTGCAGTGCATCCAAAGCCTGGCACCCCGCCACCAAGAAAGAAATGCGGATGCTCATAGGCCATACTACCCTGGAAGCTATCCACCAGTATCGAAACATGACTCTCAATCCCAAACCCCATGAGGTACCTCCTCTGGAGAAGAGCCTCGAAGAGGAAAGGCATAAGGTATAACCATGGCACAGAAACCTCAATACGCTATGAACCAACAAGGACGGCGTATCCCTCAAAACCAAGCTGCCAAGACAGCCCAAATGGGAATGGGTAGTCGTCTTCGCCAAGCAATTCAAACCCGTACTGGACAAACAGCAAAACGTACTGGCCAAACCGGAGCCCTTGGTATGCTCTCAGAACGAATGTCCCAAGGTCTAACTAAGAAGAAGAAACTTGCAGGCCAACAGAACGCCATAGCCCAAAAAGGTCTCTCCGCTCGAATGATGTCCCAACGACAACAGCTACAGCAAGGAAGGCAAGGACAGCAAGGTGGAGTCCAGAGCATTATGCAGAGACTCCAGGCCCAACGAGGTGGAGGTGGTGCGGGAGGTATGAGCAGATTTCAGCAACCCGCCAACATGCAGGGACGCCAGATTGGCGGTAACTTCGCCGAGCCAGCGGCTAATATGAGAACACGAAGACGTGGCATAGTAGAGGAATAAACCATGGCCATTGGAATGATCGCAGGTGCCCTTGCATCAGTAGGAACAGAAGCCCTAGCCTCCCGAGAGGAGTCAAAGGCCCGTGACGCCGCCCGACCTAAACGTCGCCGACTTGGCAAAATGCAGGAAGCCATTGGACAAGCCATGAACAACAGGCAGCGTGCCCTGATCGCCATGGCTCAAGCACACCAGAACTTCGCTTCGGCCTTCTAAACCGGGAGAGCAAAATGGCAAAGGTGACGTTTCCAAATAACAAAGCACTAAAGACACACAAACTACCCAGTATGGACCATGCCTTCGTTGAATGTGGTAGGGACAGTCTTGGTTATAGCCCCTTCCGGATTTCGTGGAGTACTCAGTGGCGTGACACGACCTGTAAGAACCGTCTTCGTAAGAAGAAAATCTAATGGCAAACATCCCAATCTACAAATCAACCAGGCGTCGAAAGAAGAAACTCTCTGACACGATCCAACCACCCAAGCAGTCACCTAAGCGTCCGCGTCCGTCCGAGCAGACAAAAGACGACTCTCCCGGTAGAGAAACCACCCTAACGAAGGGCCTAGCTGGTGCATCGGCTGCCCTGTCCGGTCGTGGTAGGGCTGGCCGTCTTCTCAAGGCTGGTCTTGCTGGTGCCGCCGCTGGCCATGAACTGGAGAAGTCCTACAAAGATTACAAGACCAAGCGTGCCAAGAAGAAAGGTAAGGAGGCAACCACTACGGTCACCCAGTCAGCTATGGCACAGAAAGCCAAGTGGCATAAGAAGGACAATACCTCAACAGAGAAACCATAATGGCAGGAATCAATAGGGAGAAACTTCAGAAGCAGCTTTCAAAGGCTAGGGGCATTGTACGAGTTGAGAGAATGAATGGCCGAACTACTTCTAAGACATTCATCCACGCTAGCCGCATTGTGATCCGAACTGAGAAACTCTTAGGTAGGGGTGGAGCCGCCAAGCCTAAAGCGAAGAAGGGTTCGTTGTCAGAAGGTGCTCGTGGTGTTCTTGAACTAGTTGAGCGTGCATCCAAGATGCCAGGCAAGATAAAGAAGGGTTTGAAGTCTGTTGAAGAAACTACCAAGGAAGCAGCCTCTTCTGCCTCTGATAGACCGGCCAAGAAGAAACCCATCAGTCGTGGGGCCTATGAAAAGCATTACGGGAGGAACTAACCATTGCCTCTGGAAGGTGGAAACAGTCAGGAGACAATCAGCTCCAACATCAAAGAGACACTGGAAAGTCCAACGTTCGCTCCGGAAAAGTCCAAGAAGAAGCGTTACCTGATGGCAGTAGCGGCAGCGATGCGAAAAGCCGGAAAGAAGAAAACGGTTTCGCAAGCGGCGATGCAAAAGAAGATAAGGTAGTACGTTCCCGGATCGTCGCGTGCCCGACGTTTCACGGCCGACCACATTTTTCGATTCTAGTTGACTTCGTGCCGCGACCTGCCTATAGTAAGCAGGAGGAAAAATGACACGCAAAGAAAAAGACGCCTACATCGCCGTTCGGAAGCTGAAAATTGTAATAGCCTATGGATGTGCTGTGTGTGGTAAGGGGCGAGCATTGGAAGGAGGCTTTGCAAGATTTTGGGAGGATGATTCATATAACCCACGATGCTTCGTGTTCAAGTACGTCGGCGAGCCAAGGGACTCGGACGTTCCTATCTCACAACTATCCCGATCATCGACCGTGAAAAACTGTGACCAAATAAACGAGATTCTAGCACGTTGCGTCATTCTCTGTCGAGCCTGCTCTGACCCCAGACAGGCAAGAAAGGAAGTGACGAAATGTCAAAAGGAACGAACTACTACCAGCTAGCAATTCAATTTGTAAAGAACAGGTACGGGAGTCCTACCACTCTCCGGTACTACCGGCAGGAATGGTGGATCTGGTCCATGGGTCGTTATCGTGTTGTGAGCGAGGACGACATTACGGGCATGATGGTAACCTGGATGACGGAGGAACATGAGGACGCTTCGACATCCTCCATCCGAGAACTACGTAATCATATCCGATCACTACCACACGTCAACATAGCCAGTACAGTGGACATGCCACTCTACGTGGACATAGAGTCCTACGACGATACTAGTAACTTCCTGGCCTTCAAGGACTGCCTCATGGACCTAGATGTCCTTTCAACAGAGGGAGTTCGTTCAGTTAAGCTGCGTCCAACCCCCAACTGGTTCAGTACTGTGATCATGGACCATGACTATGATCCAGAAGTAACCTGTCCCAAATTTATGTCCTTCCTTGACAAGGTTCTTCCAGACAAACCCTCCCAAGAGGTCATGCAGGAATGGTTCGGCTACTGCCTCACTAAGGATACCAGCTTTAGGTCTATGCTGATCCTGTACGGTGAGGCCAAGACCGGGAAGTCTACCCTCTGTAACATCCTGGAAGCCATGATTGGAACTGAGAATAGAAGTGCTGTACCTTTAGAGTGTTTCTGGAATAGATTCTCTCCCCAAGAGATGGTCGGCAAGCTGGTCAACTTCTGTGGGGACTGTAACAAGATCGATCGCCTAGCCGAAGGAGTCATTAAGCGATTCACTGGTGGAGACACTATCCTAGTAGATCGCAAGTACAAGCAGCCTGTCCATCTCAAGATGACCGCCAAGATCGTTGTAGCTACCAACGTCTTTCCCCAAGTCCAGGATACCTCTGAGGCTCTATGGGATAGGTTCATCGTAGTTCCTATGAACGTCCGACTCCAGGACCATGAGATAGACCGGTCTCTTCTGGACTCAAGCAAGACTTCGTGGCCTCTTCGTCGGGAACTACCGGGTATCTTCAATTGGGCCTTGGCTGGTCTCAAGCGACTCAAGAAGCAAGGTCATTTCACGGTCTCTCAGTCATTCCTACAAGCCAAGACCGAAGCCAGACATGATACCTGCTCACTTTCTCAGTTCGTTGATGACATGGTCAAAGCATGTACCTACTCTGAGCCGACCAGGAGATTCATGGAAGAATATCAGTCTTACTGTAAAGACAATGGACTGAATGCTCTGAGTGCTGTTGGAGTAGGACGCCTCATAAAGAAGCTGGTACCTGGAGTGGAAAAGAAACGGCTCGGGCCACAATATGCACGCGAAATGCACTACGTGGGCCTCCAGATTTTCGTACCACGGAATTGAACCAATACCATAGTGCTTTTTAACTGTTTATATAGAAAAAGGGGTATAGAGTAAGGATAAGGAAAACATAGATTCATCTGTGGATCTATGACATCCCTTGCAGGGAGTAATGAAAAATGCAAGTGAAACCGGATAAGCCGCCTCCTCCGTATATCAAGCTAGGAGCCGGAGCACATTACACCCGTCTAGATGTGCTTGCCAACCTGCTGGGGTCCACAGAGAAGAGCGTGAGGTCCCTGGTGGGCCTCCTGGAGATTCCTCTCGTCCACTTCCCAGGTACGTCTGACAGCCGTTACATCCTCACTTACGCATTTGAATCTGCACTGTTTGGCCTGGGAATGCCCAAGAAGATCAAGGAACGTCCGGATTTGCTACGTGTCCATCAGGAGTTGGCCGGGATCCTCTACGGGACCTTGACCATGGACGCCCTGAAAAAGAGGGTACTTCTTCTTACGAAGACCTTGACTTCAGCGGGTGATGATGCTATTATAGGTAAGAGAAAGAAGAGAACTCGCAAGGACCATAGCACATGGAGCGGCCGTAAACTAAGTGGCTGACACTTCAATTATTCAGGCTGATCCAGAAGGCGTAGGACCTCGATCCTTTGCTGAGTCCCTATTTGATCCTACCAATATCGGTGATGCCCTACACGATCAGGGGTGGGACTCGGATCAGGCAATCGAAATCCTGGCGACTATAGCCAGAGATACAGTCAACAATACGGCCAGTGAACGAATGAAGGCCGTAAAGATGCTGGACGAGAAAGCCGAAAAGGCTCTGACACTTCATGGTGTTATCCGACGAATCTCGCTCGAAGCGGTACAGGATGATGGAGAAACCAAGAAGACGCTGACAGCAGAAGGACTTCAGCTCATCAAGGATGGAGCAGCCAGAACGCTGTCAACCCTGGCCCTCCTAGAAGCAGGAAGTCAGACTACGAAAATCATAGATGTAGAACCGGGAGAGTTACCAGATGACACCAGAACAGATGGCGATGTTCCAGACCCGCAGTATGCCGGACCCGGCAGCAGCAGCAGCGGGATCGGTAGAGATGGCACACTCAGTAGAATCAGAGGGAGTAGATGTAGTCAACGAGGGCCTGAGCAGAACAATGCAGTACATGGCCCAGAACGGACCAGTCCGCCCAATCCAACGGAGGAGGGCGAACGTAATGACCAAACAACAACTGGAGGAGCAGAAGATGAACGAAGCAGCAGGACTCCCATCCAATCTGGAGGAAGCCGGGAGAGTTGTGGCCCTGGAGAGTCAGGTATCACAGATCAACGACAACATCAACAAGTTGACTGGAGTAATGACTCAGCTAATCCAAAGCCAACGGTACGCACCACCCCTTACACCCCCGGTGAAGCCCGTCGCAGAGCCGCTCGACAGCTCAGCTCCGAACGGGACGCTGGCAGCGGTCCTGAATCCCCCGACGCCTCAACCCCCCGTCCCGCCGACGGTGCAGACGACGCTAGATCCACAGACCCACGTATACGTGCCAGATTCCTCTCCCAAGGAGACGCTGCCTCCGGTTTCCCAGGAGACAGCACCCCCGACTCCTAGTATGTCCATGGGTCCTATTGGTACGGCTGCTCCCTTGATTGAAGAGCCCGACAGCTCTCCCGGTTTAGAACAGTTTGAGTTGGTTGAGGAAGAGACTTCGCCGGTTGATCCTATCGAGACAAAGCGTCTGGAGCGTCAGCAGATTCTAACGGATCAGGTTACCAACTGGCTGAGTCAGAAAGATCCGCACAAGTTCTGGAGACAATTCGTTGCCGGTGCCTGCAACAAAAACCTAAGTTACAATACATGGCCTGAAGAGATGAAGTCTTCATTCGATGAGAGGTTCCTGGCCACGATAAAGGACCCACAGATTCTTGCAACTATATGTGGTCGTATTACCAAGATGCAGAATGGTCACTTGGTAGCACCCCACGTCGCTGGGGCCTTTGTAACCGTCATGGTTGGTTTCCTCAGCTTTGCACTGATGGAGGTATAGGGTGGTTGACATATCACCAGATTCAGTTGAGAAGGAAATCCGGACTGTTTTGAACTGTCTGTGGGCCATGACCGGTAAGGTTGATCCAGAGAAGTTTGCAATTGGTATTGACTACGAGAGCTGGTGGAGTCTTGTTAAGAACAGTACGGCACCAAAGACCACAGTTGAAACTACAATGGTAGTAGGAGACGAAACCTTCTTTGTGATACCTCTTGGAGACATGCCAGCAGGAACGGTAGCATTAGTGTGGAGGAAGCTCGAGTAGATGCCAACAGTCTTCCCTAGAAAGAACAACCCATACTGGCCGCTTCCCAGAGACTACGACACGCTCGATAGTGGTGGGAGGAAGTTGGCTCGTGTGAATGCAGTACGTCTGGAAGGACGACCTGACTTGGAGGTGGCCTCGTGGGCATTCTTCCGTGAGCACTATCTCTTCCCGACTGCTTCTGGTATTTGTGGTCGTGGACCATTTTATAAACACGGCACTCACCGCAGTCCAGACATGCACTACCGTTGGTTGTATCACTGGGAGAACTCTCAGCTCTCGGTGACAGCGGCTCCACGATCAGCAGCCAAGTCTACATTGGTTAAGGAGAACATCCTTCGTAAGATAGTAGCTCGTCCCCACTGGGAGTCGGTGATGTTCCTGGCTAAGCAGGACTTCATTACTACCACCTTCGATGACTTCATGTCACAAATAGATGACAACTCACTAATCATTGATGACTTCGGAAAATTGAAGCCTAGTAAGTCACAGGGTGGAATCTGGAATCATAGTCAAATCAAACTCCGTAATGGGGCTATGATTACTGGTATGCCAATCATGGGGGCTGCACTAGGTAAGCGTCCTCACGAGATTTACTTCGATGATGTGGAGAAGGATGACAGTCTCATTATGGTGCCCTCAGAGAACATCAAGGGGTTCCAGTCCTTCTTCTTCAACGTAGTCTATCCTATGGCCGATAACTTTGATGTTAAGATACGGATCATCGGGACACTACTCTCCCGGAGAACCTTCATCTATTGGCTTCACTCTACTAAGGACGCTCGCATCGACGATTGGAAGCGTCTGTTCCATGCTGTGACCTTTGTAAACACAGATGGCCAAACCGTGGACGAGTGGCCGGAGAAGATGGGACGTGAGTGGCAGATAGTCCAGAAGCGTCGTATGGGTCCAGCGGCCTATGCAGCACAGTATGAAAACAATCCGGTAACGGAAGCAGAGCGTATCCTGCGTATCCATCCGGAACTCAATACCTACTGGGTGGAGGACAAAGATGGAGCCTATGCAACCGATCCCCTCAACTCCCAAGCTAAGATGGTGTCTTACCAACTCGCCGGATGGGAGAATGCGTTGGATGAACCGGTACCATTGCCTCGATCCGTCGTTCGACCGTTTGGGGAAGCCGTTGCCGGAATGCGTCGATTTATTACGATTGATTGGGCACCCACCGTCTCCGAAACCTCCGACTTCTCGTGCATCCACGTAATGGGCATCGAGAACTCTGGATACTATCGGGATACCTTGTGGTCTCTTGATCTTTGGCTGGACAAGAAACCAACAGAGGAGGTGATCCGACGTACCTATCTAATGGCTCTTAAGTGGCAAGTTCCTATTGTTGCAGTAGAGGCATATCCAGTGCAGATGGAGTTGGCTAAGCGACTACCACACGACCTCCCTGCAATGTATGGGGAGGGCGAGGTCCCTTGTCGGGTGTTGGAAGTAAGTTTTCCAACGAGTTATAAGAAGCCCGACAAGATAGCCGGTCTGCACTGGAGATTTAAGCAGTACAGGGTAAAACTCCCACTGGATCAAAGCCGGGAGAGGCCGTACAGTGATTTGTGGTACCAGGTTGAGAACTTCACTGAGGACCTGGCCCTACTTCGTTTCGATGATGCGATTGATACTTTGGCCATGTCGAATGCCAAAGGGTTATTTGGTCACCCAGCACCGGCTGGTCCAGATACACACATGTTCAAGGACCCTATCCAAATGCTGAAGGAGGGGAAGTACTCTTATGACTCCGGTATTGGTGTGATGTCCGGAATCAATGCTGGGGACATTCCAAACGAAGTACTTGAAGAGATGTTCCAGAAGCGGTGGGAAGAGGCCCAGGAAGAGGACTACGAACCAGAACCAGACTGGGTAAACTACGCATAGGAGGAGACAATGAGTAAGCAATTGGACAAGCTGGAGGAACTAGTACTGGCTGTTGTGAAACTTGGTAGGACAATGCAGAGGCTGTTTACAGTTGAAAGAAAACTTGACCAGCTTCTTCATTTATTGAAGGACATGGTAGCACTGGAAGGTCACATAGATGAGGTGGAGGAGAGCATACTCTCCCGGTTAGACAAGCTGGCGGCTTCACAGGTGGATTCAAGTAAGCTGGTAGATCGACTGATTGAGATGTCCATGGTGAATCGTGGACAGTCTCAGGATGCTGTGGTCCACCGGGCACAGGCTCGGGTTGAAAGTAACTTCTCAGATGTACAGTCCTGGACTCCAGATGAGCAACCTGAAGATGTGTGGCCACCCAAGGGGTGTGATGCTGTAGATATACAAGGATAATAACATGGCTCGACTGGACCTCCCAACAAAAGAAGAAGAACTGGCAGATGCCCTGGAGCATGAGTTGCAGCCTGCCGAGACTGAATGTAACGTACACAGCGTCGGGTGGAAAGTAATCGACGCTTACCTATCCGGTGTTCGTAGGTTTCGTGTGATGGATAGGTGGTCGGGGCATGTCTCCATTGCGTATGAGAACGCCAAGGGGGAGTTGGACTTCAAGTTTGAGGAGATTGCAAGGCAGTTTCTGACTGAAGCCGGACGCTACATGAAAATGGACATCTCTCCTGTAGCGGAAAAGAAGGGTGAGTCTCTGGATTCCCTGCGGAAGGCATCTATTGCTAATGCCGCTCTTGGGTCACTTGCTGCCAAGATGCCTCGTGAGAAGTTCAAGCGTCGTGTGGTCATTCCGTTTCTCAAGTATGGTACTGTGGGTGTTTCTCATTATGAGACTGGTGATCCCGAGATGCCTGACCTGATTGAGGTAGTGCCCGCTAATCAGCTTCGTGGGTTTCCTGCTTACGTGGACGGTATTGGCAACCTGACTGGTGTAGCCCGTGTTCGGTGGGTACCTATGGCGTGGGCCGTTGCTCGCATGAGGGATGTACACGAAGTCAAGGTTAAGGCGGACTGGGCTAAGCTAAATGCCCAGGACGTTCCGTGGGGAACCACTCCTCCAGGTCAACAGAGCTTCGATAGGGTGTCACCTCAAGGATACGATCCGGGGAGTTCCAGTCGTCTACGTCGAGACGAACTACTCATTACACAATATGATGACAGTAAGAGTCGTGCAAAGAAGGACGGTCGTTCCTACGTCAAGCTGGAGGAGATTTACATTTATGACGACTCACAAGAATTCGTTGCCAGATGGATCATCAAGGTCGGAGACGTTATTCTCGTGGACGAAGACTTCGAGCAGAAGAGGGTCAAGGCTGTCTGTCCTCTTCATGTCGCTCGCCATACTGACATTGGTCGCATGTTTGCTCGCGGATTCGTACATCCCCTTATCCCTTTCAATGACCAATGTGAGAAGATGTTCGCCTCCTTATTCAAGAACATCAGAGAGCTGGACACCTTCGGTACCCTATTCATACCGGGAGCGTCGGGAATTGACCTCAAGCGATGGCGTACTGGAGTCAGGCCCAAGGTCGAGAAGTTTGATCCCGATCCGTTGAATCCGGGTGGACAGCCGTTTACACTTGGTCCCCATAATACTGGCACGATGCCTGCTAAGGTTGCGGAAATAGCTCTACAGCAGATGCAGCGTCTAGCTAACCAGGGTCCATACTATCAAGGAGAGACAAGTGGTAGGGTTGATTCTGCGGCTGGACTTGGGTTCCTATTCAACACTGGTAACATTGCCTTGGGCCTACCAACTCATGGCATGGCTGATGCCCTCGCTGGTGCGTATGCCAGGATGCTTCAAGTGGCAAAGGACCGACTTGGGCCGGGTGATACTATTGAATTGGCCACAATCGACGATGCCGTTGCAGGTGTCATCATTGACCCGACAACCGGACTCATGGAGTTATCGAATAATCCTCTGCCTAATCCTTGGGAAGTCGAAGTCAATGTCAAAGATCGTACTCCCCGCGACAGGAACGTCAGAAAAGAGGAGCTAAAGGAACTTTATGGTCTCCAACTAGTAGACCCTACTAGGTTCTGGATTGCTGCGTTGGAAGAGAACCTAGACTTCCCCGGTGCCAACAAGGAAATCTGGGAGACCTGGCGTAAGGCTACCTGGCAGATCATTGTACTGTTCCGGGATGGTAAGACTCCGGGGCCGTTGGTGGTGGGGGAGCATACTCAGAATCCACAGATTCAACTGATGGCAGTCCAACAGTTTATGAACCGAATTGAGTTTTCCCTGGCTGAGGAGCCAGTACGTCGTAGGTTTGAGGAATGGAAGATGATGCTTGAAACTCTGAGTGGTGTGTTCCCAACCGGCTTAGGCCCACCGGAAGAAATTGCTGCCCAAGCTATGGCAGCCGAGCAGCGTCCAGGTGTTGAAGGTGCAGGAATCCCGCCGGGTGTTGCACCCGGAGTTGGTGGACCATAACAACTAAAGGAGAATGAAGAATGGAAACGCAACCTAATCTAGCAGGACAGGCACAGGTAAACCCATATCCAATGCCGCAGGACCAAACTGACAACACTCCGGTACAGAATATCCCGGCCTCAGCGGTTCCTCCACAACTAGCGAGTGCTCCTCATCCGTATGAGCAGCAGACTACGGAGATTGTAGTGGACGGTCAGAAGCAAGTTGTTACACACGCCCGGTTAGTGGAGCTGGCTCAGAAGGGAGTATCCTCTGATGCTAGGTACCAGGAGGCATCGTCCAAGTCCAGGGAGGCTGATGCTGCTATCAACTTCAAGGCTGACATGGACCTCCTGGCCGAGACGGGAGACATCAATGCGTTCCGTAGGGCCGGGGCTTCCATGGGACTGAGTGGGGACGAGGTAGAGGAAGCTGCCCGTGTCGTTTACGAACAGATGAACGAGGGCAGCAGCAACTCTCCCGGTTCAGAAGGATTTGATGAAAATAGCCTGTATGATGACCATGTGGAGGGACACGGTGGTAACGTGGGTGCGGGAACTGGCGGGAACGTAGCTCAGCAGATTGCTGCTCTTACAGCAGTAGTACAGAAAATGCAGGGGCAGTTGAGTGGTAAGCAGACAGGTTTCAGTGACCTCTCTGATGACCTGCAAACGGTCATAGGTGATGCTGAGGAAATCAGAGTGGATAAAATTATCCAGAATACACTTGACAAGGACGAAGTTCTTGCCTATTATATGACAGTATATGACGCGAAAGGCCAGAAGGCTATTCGTGACATGATTGATGAGAAAGTCAGAGGGCGACTTGACGCTTCTGATGGTAAATTTGGTGATGGAACCCGGATTCTTCGAGAGGTAGTACCTGAAGTGAGAGAACGCCTCGAAGCACTCGGCACTCCACAACGTGCCATACCCCAAATGGGATTGGGACCTGCACCAGGTGGCCAAAGCGGAGCTGACATCCACCCGCGAAAGCAGCCTGAACATGTACCGTCTACCGAAGCTGGCTTTGAAGAGCACATAGCCGATACGTTGGTTCATAACCTCTTTAAGGCTCAGCAAGGCGGACAGTAACACGAAGTGCAGATGATGTCCCACATATCTGCGTAGCCAGGTTGTAAGTAAAAGCGTGGGGTGAGTTTACGTCTCTGTCCAGGAGGAGGACGGAGTGACAAATGGCTACGATTAGCGATGCAGTACAGTTTACCTTGGAGCAGAAGATCGTTCCCACGATTTTTGAGTCTCTGTGGGCCTTGGACCCCATCTATCCGATGATCGCTCGGTCTAGTACCAACGTGGTGCGTAACCGGGGTATTGGTCGTGGGTGGAACGTCCTCAAGACCTGGGTTGCTGGACTAGCGGGCGGTGCTAAGTTTACGAGTCCGGTCGGCGGTAACGTCGTGACCGGAACTAACAACTTCACCATGTACGATACTCCTCAGTCCTTCCAAGCGGTGGACGAAGTGACGGCTCCGGCCTTCATTCAGACGACCATTCAGCTTGTGGAGCACCGAGGTAACTTCTACCTTCCCCATCAGATCCTTCGGGCTGACCGTCTGAATGCAAGCATTGGGTCGGTGGTTGCTCAGAACCTCAAGGGTGTGGGTGACCTCCTGGCTCAACAGGAAGCGGCGGTATTCTATAGCACCGACACGACCAACTTTGCTCTCGCGGATATGGGGGATGCAAGTGCCAATGTTGCCAACAAGTCTGGTGATACGGCAGCGGTCGAGATTGACCTCTCAGGTACTGATGCTAGCGGTCGAGTTCATAGGTTCCGTGGTGGAATGCTGGTAGACCAGTATGACGCTACTGATGGAACTAAGCGTAATACCAACTTCTACATTGCTGTTGACAACGTAGATCCGTTGGATAACAAGATTACGCTCAGACGTGTAGATGGTGGAACCTTCCAGACTGATACGGTTCTCGGTGGCGGTGTTACCTTCGCGGGTACTGGGTGTGACAATGACATCCTCGTCATTAAGGATTCGGTTGGTGTGGCTCCAAACTCTCTGGAGTCATGGATTGCGGACGGCACTACGGTAACCGACTTCTTCGGAATTCCGGTTGCGGACAACTCTCAGTTCAAGAGTTACGTTCCGGGTGCCATCAATGCTGCTCTGACGGAGAGTACTCTGAATAGGCACTATGCCAAGTTCTATGAGTCCTTCCCCGGCAAGAAGCTGGACGCTGCGATCACTACGATGGGTGTTCTCATTGGCTTCATTGACAACCTGGATACCTATAATGCGGCTGTGGCTGACCAGCCTGGCCGGTTCCGGTATGATCGTAACGGCCGTGCCCTTGAGGTGGACGCGGGTTGGGAGTCATTCCGCTATCGGTTTGCTTCTAGGCCGTGTGAGATTTACACGTCCACCTATGCAAACAGTGGAACCTTCTACACCGGGAAACTGAAGAACGGTGGAATTACTCGATACGTTCCCCCGTCACTTCCAGGTGCAAAGGTGGACTCGCGGTTTGGTACCGAAGTTGAGTTCATTGCTCCCATGGGTGGGTCCGGTGGCTACCAGGGCATCTTCAAACATGCTCATGGTGGGTCCGGTGCAACCACCGACTTCCTTGAGGCTCCATTCATTAGGCAGTGGAATTGTATGCCCACGCAGCCTCAGTTCATGAAGCTGAGTGGAATCCGTGAGGTGCTTGGGTAAGAATTGAGTAAGTAACTGATCTCCTCCTCCTGAAGAGCGGCCTGACCGGCTAATAACTGGGAGGGCCGCTCCAATTTTTGGAGGCTAGGAGAGTGGGGAGGTAAAATGTCAGTAACGGTTTTGAATCCGCGTATCCACCTGGTTAAGGATACCAACGTAGCTAAGTTCTTTCGACGAAAACTGGGAGAGGAAGACGTTATGACTTTCTGGCACTCCCAGACAGGCATGTGGATTCTCGCGTTCTGGATGCACAAAGGAAAACGTATCGTTGAGGAGATCGAAGACCTGGGTCCTAACTTTGAGGCTGTCTCTCCCGGTTTTGTCCAGATGATTGTGCAGTGTTATGGACCAGTTAACTTCAAAGCGAAGAAGAAACGAATACTCTCCCGAGAAAGAAATACTATTCGTAAGCAGAATGAAGCTATCATGGAGGATCAAGAGAGGTGGGACTGGCTGAAGAAGAAGACTAAGGACAAGGCACCAATTCCGTATGCCTTTAGTACTCCAATGAGTGGGGGAGCTGTCCTGCCTCCGAGAACTCTATAATGGCAACGTACTACGTCGAAGCTGGTCATGGGGGTACGGACTCCGGAACTGAAGCCAATCCCTGGTTGACTATAGATCAGGCTATGGCTGGCTTGGGGGATGGGGATAAGGTTTGGGTTAAGGCTACTGCTAGCTATACCGAGACTGTAGACATTGATGGGCATCAAGCAACATGGAATACTCCTATTGTAATTGAGGGGTATACGTCTTCTACCGGAGATGGCGGAAAGGTCACTATAGACGGTGGAGCTGCACGAGCAAGTGGAATTGTAGAATCTGGCTTCGCTGGCAATACCAACTACGTCTTCAAGAACTTCATTATACAGAATCATACCAGCCACGGGATAGACCTTAATGACGTAGACAGGTTTACCTGGAAAAATTGTGAATTCATTGGCAACGGTACAGTTAGTGGGCATGGAGCGTTAGTGGGTTTGCTTCATGCTTTTGAAAACTGTAAGTTCAATAGTAATAGTGCTGATGGGTGTGCCTGCCAGAGTAATGGTATCTTCATCGGTTGTGAATTCATGAGTAATGGGGGATCAGGACTAGATGGATCTGGTACGACCTTAGCAGTCTTCTGTACCTTCTTTAGTAATGGTACTACTGCTATGGATTCCGGTGCTTCCCATGATGTTGTTACGCTCATGGTGAACTGTACTGTAGACGGAGACGGTAAGGATACTGTGAATGGTCTAAATCAGAGTGTGGCTTTTCGACACTTTGGGGCAATAGTAAATTGTATCCTGTATGACTGTACTAATGGTATAGATTTCTCCAATGGAGAGGCGTTTATCTCACGAAACAACTTGGTGAATTCCAATACCAACAACTACATCAATGGTGCAGGAACCTATAGTGGGGAGGTAACATCGGCACCAGCTTTCGTTGACGAAGGTAGCCAAGATTATGCTTTAACAGTCGCTTCTCCTGCTCGTGATGCTGGGTACGATGGGTCAATCTTAGCTGGTGGTACTCAACGTATGGACATTGGGTCGATGGAGTCTACTGGTCCTGGTGGGCCTGGTGGTGCTAACAAGAGAGGCGGAAAGCAGCTTTAATGGATATCCAAGTTGGGACTGCTGATGTCACCCGGTACGTAATGATCGTAGACTCCTCGGACGGGTCCCCGGAAACGGGGATTACCGTTACTGATCTTGATATGCAGTACACTAGAGTTGGGGCTGCCCCTGCTGCTAAGGCTGATGCCGGAGATTTAGGTGCTACTGATGCTGCTCATGGTGACAACAAGATATATGAAGTAGACGGCACCTCTTCTCCAGGCCTCTATCGTGTAGATTGGCCTGATGCCGCTTTCGCTTCTGGTGTGAGCCATGTGATTCTGTACGTAACTGGCACTGGTTTCTCTTCTCCTCCTGAAGAAATACAACTGGTAGGAACTGACCCTGATGCTGACTTGACAGACAGTGTTTCCTCTAGGGTATTCAATGGTACCTCAACGAACAGCTCCACAGCTTCTAAGGTGTTTGTCCAGCCTAGTGATCCACCGTCTGGAGGTGCAGACGACAACTACAATAATATGTTGCTCTTTGTGTGGGATACCGGCTCTAAGAGTACGGGACAATTCAACTTGCGTACAATATCAGACTACGATGATAGTGACCCGTCGTTTATTGTAGATACCGATTTAGACTTTACTCCCAACAGCGGTGACCTTGTGGAGGTGTGGGCTGCTGATACAACTACTCTTGCTGCTCTTACCAGTTTGTCTACTGGGTTTGGTTCAGGAAGTGACAGTCTTCATGGCCATGTAAGTGCTATGATGGACAAGACTGCCAGTGATCCGTCGGACGTGGGGACTTATGCTGCGGCTACCGATTCACAGGAGTCCATTCGTGAGCTGCTGGATAGTATGGCTGGAAGTGGATTCTCTACAGGTACGGACAGTCTAACGGAGATTAGGGATGCAATTGATACTCTTGTTGCTCCATCTGTGGTCGGTGCTTCCGCTCTGTCAGGCAGCGGATTTCTCTCTGACTGTGTTACTCTCATACGTCGAATGACCGATGAGCCTTCTCTGGTTCCAAAGTATACCGACTCAGATATAGTAGAGCAACTGACCTCTGCTATGTCGACCGTGATGGCCGAGTTGCATATTAACTCTGACCACAACATTCTCTGTAGGTTTGACATTACCCTAGTGTCTGGTCAGCAGACCTACATACTGCCGCCCAACGTGGGAGAGATTTGGGCTGTCCGTAAGATGAGTACGGTCACTCCTATCAGGCCAGTCTACGAAGCATGGTCGGACAATCACTGGTCTGCCCACCAGTCTGGTTTTGTTATCGAGGGCAACGAGTTCCGTCTTCTGACTGACTGGAGAAGCACGGACGTTCTGGAGGTGCTATACGTTCCCAACGGGGAGAGTTTCATGCACAAGGGAACGGCCCAGTCTACTACGGATAGTACTATCACCTTCGCAACCTCTGCTACTGATGGAACTTTGGATACTCGTGCGAATGCTTATGCCGGATACTTGTGTCGTATTCTTGAAGATACTACGGGCTACATACAGGAGCGTACTATCGACTCCTATGTCAATACGACTCTTGTTGCTACGCTGACAACAGACTTCAGTCCTTCTCTTACTGGTAGTACGATTTATGAAGTCTTGCCAACGTACAGTAATATTATCAAACATGCCGCGTGCATGAATGCAGCAATGGATATTCTTGGTAATGAGGGCAACAAGAAAAGGCTTCAGTTGCTTGAGCGTCGGTACCTTGTGAAGATCAGAGCACTGCGTCAATTGGTTTCAAAGAAGTCTTCCAGATTTGGGAGTCATGCTATTGGTGACACGGCAGACAATGACGATCGTGGCGATTATTTTGGGTGGCTTGTGTAGTGAAGTTCTGGAATAAGGACAGACCTGTTGGTACTCCTCTAGTGGATAAGCCACTGGATCAGTCACTGCTTCCATCTACTCTTTCAACCGGGAGAGGTTTGTTTGCTGAGCCTGTAGACGAGGATGGCCCCTTTTCTCTCCCGGTTTTAGATCAGGATCAGAATGAGGGCATACGAGTTCCTAGCTTGAGTCCGTCTGATTTGTCTAGCTCTGGCATAGGAGATGTGTCTTCTCTTAATACTCGTCTTACCACTACCGAGTCAACTATTATCGTAATAGAGGGCGGCCTAGAAAGCCACACCCACGTCGAGGCTGATGTTACTGACCTATCCCACTATGAGACCTCTGACTTTACGACCGACTTTGCTGCTGAGGACCTGAATAACCTAACCACAAAGAGCCATGACAACCTGGATGACGTGTCGGCTGATGACCATCACTCTGAAGCCCATAGTATAGCTTCACATGATGATACTACTGCTACAGGAGCAGAGCTGGATACCCTTACTGATGGTAGCGAGGCCAATTCTTTGCACGTCCATGACCATGGTGGATTGAGTGGGCTGGGGGACGATGACCATACCATCTATAGTTTGGCTGACGGTACAAGGGACTTTTCAGGAACTGTCGGGGGAATTACACCGGTAGCCGATGCTGATCTTGCTACTAAGCTATACATAGACGATCTTGTTATTCCAGTAGATTATGTTCCAGACAGTGTAACAGTATCCACTGGAACCCAGGATTCTGGGAACGTAGCTTCTCTTCAGACTCTTGACGATGCTGATGCTCTGGAGGTCAGTGAGGTTGTGGGCTCTCCGGGGTTTATGATCGAGATTGATTATGTTAGTATTACAGAAACTCCTACACGATTAGACCTACATGTCTACTATGATGGATCTTTGGCACACACAGTCAACGTCGAGATTTATGACCAAGTTGGTTTGGGGTGGGATGTTCTTGGAACAATTCCGAATGGTGGTTCTGACTTTGGTTACTTGACCTACGATATTATCAATGGTTCTAAGTACGTCACGGGCGGGGGAGTTGTCAATACACGGATAAACCATTCGTCAAATGGTAATATTACCCACAACATTTTTATTGACTACGCAGCCATACGAAAGATTCCCACTGGAGGTGGTGGTGGAGTAACAGATCATGGTCAATTGGCGGGATTATTAGATGACGATCATACACAGTACCTGAAGGATGTTGTTGAGGATACATCTCCGACGGCTGGTGGTGATTTTGACATGGGCGGGTTCGAGCTGGTCGATACGACCGGTGATCTCGTTCTGAATTCGCCGAGTGACGACATCATTTTTGAGCGAGCCGGTACCGAGGGTATGCGACTAACCGGTGACGGTGAAGCCCCCGAGGGTGTGGTGTTGCTAGTTGGTCGGCCGACGATCGAGAACGACAATTTTCGGATAGATGTTCGGCGGGATGGTATGCCAGCTTTCATCGTCATAGGTGTCCATTCCAACACGGCCGCGGACCAGCCAGGACTCCAGTTGCGGTGCAGCAAGGGCACGCTCGATAGTCCAACTAATGTGGAGGAAGGCAACCGAATCGGTACGAATAGCTGGTCTGCTCAAGTGGGTGGTTCAATGGTTGTGCGAGCTAGCATCCGCTGCTTCATGCGTTCCGCTAGTCACGCCCGGATGGAATTCCAGACCGGCGAAAACACCAACGTGATGACGCTGGAGGCGGACGGCAATATGTCGTTGGAGCTGGACGGTGCGACCATTCTCTTCTCGGGCAGTAACAGCATCGGGCATAGCGGAGGCAGCGGCGACGGCGTATTCATCGGAGCGGACGACACGTCAGGTATCTGGATGATCGTCGGCACCGATGACGTTGTGTTACATGACGGCACTCTGACGTTCGGCCCGACTGTAGGCGGGGGCGGTGTGATGACCAACCCCGACGCGAGCTTCGACTGGTCGGTTGCCGACACTATGAAGGCATACGCAGGTGAGCAGCTAATCCTTTCGTTGGACGGTGCCACGGGCGGGATACCGAAGCTGGGAGTTCTCGGAGCGGCAGCCGTGGCCAGGCCGGAAATCACTGGGGCTCGGGATGTACCGGAAGAGGCAGTGAAAAATCTACTGGCAGCACTGGCAACATCCGGCTATATTACGGACAGTACTACGGAAAACTAACAGAACAGGAGAAACAAAATGAATGTAAGTCCTCTTCAAGCATTGAACGTTCTTTATGAGGTCACTAGGAGAGCCCATGTATCGGCCGACGAACACGATCAATGCCGCAAACTAGCTGTGTCACTGCAAAAATGGATAAAAGAGAACAGCCCTAAACCAGAGGACAAACCCGGTGAGGAAGTTGAGTCTGAATAATGGCTGAACTTAGTGGCGATAACAATGCTAGGTGGCCTTATCTTCTCACCTATCCCGGAGCTGACTTCCGCCAGAATCAACTTGGAGTACAGCACCCTCGTTTGGTGGAGTCCACTGGAGTAGACGGTAGGTTCTTGGGAGCCATACGTCCATTCCCCGGAATGGCAGACATAACAGTGCATGGTGTTCCTGCTCCTGAGTCTGGCGTAACTACTATCGAGTCCATTAGCACTATCATCTATGCTAAGTACGTGTCCATCCAGAAAGGAGCTACTAGACACACCATCAAAGGTATTGTCTACATCGCTGAGAACCAGAATGCCAATGGTTCTGCTATTTACTTTGCCTATCGTGATTCTGAGGGTGCTGGTGGCCATGGTCAATCAACCCTATTGAATTATGATGTAGTAATGCTAGAGGACCTAGTAAGCTGGACTGACTTTACAATGGATACTCTCCGCGAGTATGACATTACCTCAAAAGGAAAATACATCTACTTCGTGGCTTCTGGAGATACCTCGTCCACTATTACAAACTATGACAAAAAGGAACCACCATACAACAAGGCTTACTTCTGGGACTGGAAGATCAATGCTTGGGATAAGTTCGTAGCTGGCTTCGACGGTAGATTCATGGGTCTCATGCCTATGCGTCTCTTGGCTACACCAATCAATGAAGATACTCGTAGTACACTAGCACGAGGTGTCGCTGGTGCAACTACTGCCTCTAATACTACTATTGACTTGACGGGAGACACTCCAAATTTGTCGGGCGTGGCGGCCAGTGACATCATTACTATAGCCGGTACTACTTCTGGTATGAGTTGGTCTGAGACTCTGACTATTGCCTCTAAGGATGACGGAGCTGATACTGTAGTTGTAACGGTTGCTCCACAGTCTACAGCAACTAATGTGGTTTGGTCTATAAAATCTGGATCTACTACAGATTCTGAAGATTCCATGAGTTTCGAGGTAGACGGGGGGCACACTCCCTGGGAAATGCCAGTTGGGCACTATACTGGAGGAATAGAATTAGTCAGTAGCAAGCATGGCCTTCGTTCCTACTTGCGTATGCGTACCAGGTTTGCCTTGGGTAGTGAGAGTTCCGGACTGAGATACTTCGTAGATGAATTGGTTCTACCATCAGCAGTTGGTGCCGAGACCAACCAAGTACGCGGGAGCGTCAACGGCTCTCCCGGTACTTCGTGTATGTTGCATTGGGGTATACCACATGTAGATGGATACCGAGTGTGGAGGACACAGGGCGATGCGGCTGCGTCTGGCTTGAATCTTGATAAGTACTCACCAGTTGGACCACTCTATATGGTGAACGAGTACCTACCCAAAGGGTTCTATGATGAGAACTCTGGTTTTCACCAGGTACGACTGGACCACGCCCCTGTTGAGTACAGGAGCAGTGAAAATGGACCAGATACAACATACTATACTGACACCGGTCTGGTCACACAAACAAAGTTTGATGCTATCGAGGAAGCATTTGGTCCGGCCCCACGAATGAAGAGGATTGCTCAGTACAACGGACTGTTGGTAGGTATTACCGATATTGCAGAGCCATCTAGTTTGGAAGATGATTGGGATGAGGCAGATCAGAGAACCGAGGAGCTGTGTTGGTCTCATACTGGCAAACTAGAACCAGAGAATTTCCCAACTGAGAATAGGTATCCACCAGAGGATTCCGGAGAGAAGTTCCTGTCCCTAGAGCAGGCTGGTGACCATCTCTTTGCGATCTCCAATGGGTCGGTATACCAGATTACACGTACAGGATCACCTCTGGCCCTCACCCGCGTACTCTCCCGGTTAGGAGGGGTATCACGTTATGCTGCAACTGGAGTAGGGAATGTTCTCTTTATCGTAACTAAGTCTGGCGTCAAGTCTATTGATGGAAATACTAGGGCAGTAAAGTCTATCTCTGCTATGGATCGCATTATCGTAAGTGATAGGGAGTGGGCACAGAGCTTAGGTGCTGTTTCTCTTGAGTATGATGCTACGCTAGGTGCCTTGATCTTCTTCAATACTACCAAGGATGAGTGCTTTATACTGTGGGAGTCAACCGGTGCCGTTACCAGGCTAAAGGACTGTCCATGGAGTTTCATGGTAGGTGGAGAAGATGTACTTACAGATGGTCCGCAGAGAGCATACTTCATAGATGATGCTGGGGTGGTGACCTGTATAGATGCAGCCCGTGAGATGGGTAAGCGATCAATGTGTGGTACTGGTGCTGGAGAGACTGTCAACGGTACCTGTACTACTGGATCATCTACTCAGATTATTGATACTGCTGCTGTGTTTCCAGTCAACTGTGTTGGACATCAAGTCTATATTCACAACGGAGATATGGAGGGGGACTCCGTAGAGATTACAGTACGCAACAGCGATACTACGATTACAGTCTCTGGTCTTTCAGAATCTACAGCTACTACTACTAGATACTCCGTAGCCCCCATTGTGACTGAACTGGTAATGAGTCAGTTGGATGTAGAGAAAGGTATTGATCCTTTTGTTAGGAAGATTGCTACGGCCATGTCTGCTGCGTTCTCTGACCTTGGAGGGGAGACGGGATCATCTGATACCAATGCCTACATCAGAATGGGACTGTGGAGAAACCGACAGAGATTGACTGAGGTTGAAGTGACACTTAATATCTTACCGGATAAGTGTGTGGCAAAAACGGACGTTGGAGACGTGAGGGTATATCCAAGTCTGAGGTTCCTTGGTGGAAACATGGACTTTGAGCTACAGGGCCTGCTGATACATGGAGTATTGGGCATCTCTGAGGCCCAAAGTAGACAGGCTTAAACCGGGAGAGAACTTGACTTGGGCCTCCTGAAGGCCTATAATAGACCGAGAGACTACTTATGGCCCTAACCCCAGAACAGATAGAGCAATACCGGCAGCGTGGTGTGACCCATGGTAAGGAGACCAAGGCCTTCCTGTCCAATATCTTTGCCGGGGGTCAGAAGAAAGCTGCTGAGATAGAAGCTAGTACTCCTACGGCAGAGGAGCGTCTTGAGCCTGTGGCCCAGGCTACAGAGGATTTGGCCACTGCTGGCGAGGAGCACGTAGCCGGTGAGCGGGATGTAACAGCAGAAAATCTAGAGCGTGCAAGGACTCAGGAAAGGGACCAGGAACGTGGGCAGGCTGTTGGCATGGACAAGTTCAACGAGGCCGACTTGGCCGCTGAGGTTGGACTTAAAGATGTGCAGAGAACGATTGATGATACCAGAAAGGGTATTGATACTCTTCCAGAAGACGTTAAGGCAGAATTTGACGAGGGGCAAAAGAAACTAGATGCTGGTTTGGATGCAGCTCGTACTGGTCTTGGTGAGCAGCGTACTGAGGCGTTGTCTGGTGTCATGCAGGGACGGGCTTCTGCAATGGATGCTGCAACAGATAGTATTCACGGAGCCATTAACCAACAGATTTCACAGATAGATGCTCAAGTACAACAAGGAACTTTGAGTCCGTCCCAGGCCCAGATGATGAAGCACAAGGTCAAAATGGGTGGTGCCATGCAGCTTAGTGCCGCCGTGGGACAGACTGCACACATGTTTACTCAGACACAGGCCCAGGTTGCTACATCATTTGGTAGTATGTTTACCCAGTTTGAGGGCACTGCTGCTCAGGTTCAGGGACAGTTTGGGGCACAGGCAGCCGGGGCATTTGGGCAAGCTAACGCGGCTAAGGCACAATTCAATACAGAGTTGACCAAGTTGGGTGCTCAAGCCGTAGCTAGTCGGGATGCTACTCTTTCCCAAAATGCTGCTGCTCGTGGGGCATTCATAAACGCTGGTGACCAGAACAACATTGCCATGATGGACTACACTCAGGATACCTATGTGTCGGCTTATCCTGTGGCTATCAATAATCTCACGGCTACGAGAGACTTGGCCGGTGATTACATCCGCAGTGATGAGTTTGGGAAATCACTAGCTGTTATGATGCAGAATCTGGACGAGACTGAGAAGAACAATCTATGGAATATAGGAATTGAAGTTATTAAGCAATTTTTGTAGGGGTATTGTACTATGCCGAAACCAACGCAACCAATTCCTATCATGCAGTCATCTGGGCGGGGTGGCGGTGGTGGTGCTTCATCCTTGGCCAATGTAGCTATTGGTAACTTCATCAACGATCAGAACACAGCCCAGAAGAAAATGATGGACAACTTTACGAAGCTGTCTGAGGCTCAAGCACAAGAGTCATCCATGAATGCTGCCCAGATGACTCAATCTATGAATCAGGTTGTGGCACGAGAGGATGAGAAGCTGGCTCGTGAAGAGTCTATGCAGGAGAAGATGAAGGACCGGGAGTACCAGGAACGGTACCATGAGTGGACTGCTAACCTCCAGAAAGATATGGCCAAAGACTTTGCCGTCACCCAGGCCCGTGTAGCATCTCAGATGAATGCTGGAAGAGACTTCATTCAGAGGATGAATACAAATCGGGTAGAGTTTGGTGACCGCATTCGTGGTATGAGACAGATGCTACATGACCCATCCATGATTGAGCAGTGGACCAACGTGCCGGGTGGGATGGACCGACTCCGGGAGATGAATCGGCAGTTACGCTTAGCGGAGATGTTCCACGAACAGGATCATCAGTCTGATATTACTGGTCAGGTAGCACAGGATATGGCCAAGGTACAGGAGCAGGTTCTTGCTGGTGATCCCCATGCTGACCTTACTAAGCTACTGGGGGAAAGTCCAAGAGATGTAATGTCGGGTAAGGATTGGTCAGACGAGGAGGTAGAGGAGCTATACCATACTGGTGGGTATCCACCGGGAGGACTATATGGTAGAGACCCAGACGATCCAGCTCTGCAAAAGTACCGTGGCTTCAATCCAGTTGAGTACATGAGCAACATGGCATTTATGGAGGACGAACAGTTCTTCGCCTTGGTGAAGCATAAGAAGTTCCGAGACGACTACTTGGCTATGAGGCTGGAGAGTTTCAAGGACCTAAAGGAAGAGCACGACAAGATAACTGAGTTCTCTACCAAGGACTATGATCGTCTGGCTCCCACCGCTGTTGAAGGTGCCTACTATGGTGCGGCTGGATTCATTGATGAGATTTCTACCGGACGGATCTCTCCCGGTTCTTTAACCAGTTCTCTAGTCCTGAAATCTGGGGAATTTGGTTCTCAGGACGTGATGCACAACATGGCTACCAAGCTACTTGAGTCTGTCTATGTTTCCATTGCGGGTCCTGGTAGTGAAGCCTCATTGAAGGACATAGATGCCTTACTGAATGGGGAGGGTGATAAGGGGGTGCTAGATACTGATGTTGAACTCTATAAGGGGTTCAATATGAGGAATGTGCTACGACATATTGACGATCAGCTTATGGCTATGACGGTAGCCCCAGAAGGTGGTACACCTCTGTCGATGAAACTGGCCAAGACCATCTTTGAAATGCCCAACTCTCCCGGTAAGACAGAACTTCTTAGAGCACTAGCACAGGTACCGGGTGATGTTCAAAGGGGTAAGCTGCTACAACCAGTTGTAACAAAGTTTGGTTCTATTACTCCCAAGTCACAGGCTCAAATGCACGACGGTATAAATAGAATGTTCCGGCTGACCAAGCAGAAGGCTATGGATCTTCGTGACTTAATTGAGGACCAGCCCACTATGAAGACGTACCAAATGAAGGGTGGGTTTGCTAGTAGGTACATAGACGGTGCAGTTGCTTCCTACATGTCTGACAAACCGGGAGAGGGGGAGCTGCCGTTCGATGCAAGGTCCAGAGCTATCTCGGCCAGTACCCAAGGGGCATATGGAGAATTCTTGGGTCAAGAAGATAGAGCACCAGAAGAGGAATTTGATCTTGAGGTAGAAACTCTGAAGGAAGCGATCAAGCTATCTCCATTTCAGGCTGCTGGTGAATTGATGGCTGGGGTTGCTTCTCATCCTGAGTTCCTGGCGGCTCTCTACTCGGGAGATTATGACTTGGCACCTGTAACGATGCCTCCAGTTACTGTGTCTAATCTGGGGGAATCACAAGCAGCTCTGGAAAACTATATGGGAGTTTCCAAGCGTCGTCGTGGTAAGGTGGAAGCCGAAATGAGGCGGCGTAGAGAGGCACGGTCTAAGAAGACTGAACAACCTGAAGAGGGCGGACAAGTGCAAGATCAGCCTGACATCCAAGGTCCAGGGAGATAAACTATGGCAGTAGCAGGACTAATCTTTGCCGTTGCTGGATTCATGGCGGCGTCTAAGATCATCGACCAGATGGGTGGTGATCCTGAGGGTGAGGTGGCTGGTGAGGCTGCCAAGTATCAAGCACTTACTGCACTTCAACAGCAGATGCCCCTGAATAGAATGAGGCAGAGGTTGTCTACACAGGAGGAGTCACAGGGTGCATTGGAAAGCGAGCTGGGAAGTATAGGTTCTGGTATGCGAGAAGTTGGATTGGGAAGAAGGGTTACTGGAGCACGCGATCTGTTGGATGCTGTGTCTCAGAGGTTGGGTACTACTTCAGAGGATCTGGGTAGAAGGCTGAGTCCAACCAACGTGGGTGATTACTCGTCTGTTAGTAGGGCAGCCTTTGGTAGGTCAGCAAAGAGGATGAAATAACATGCCCCCTGAGTTAAAGATAGCTGGAGCTGTAGCTGGTCTGGGTGCTGCCGAGGCTGGTGCGGGTGCTACTCTATCTCCTATAGAGATTATGCACCGGATGTCAGAGCAGTGGTTGCGTGGTGCTACGACCGCCGAGAAGGCTGATACACTCCGAGTCCTGATGCGTCATGGTAATGCCTCCAAGTCCCTCTTGAGAATGCTGGAAGGGGAGATGGGTGAGCGTGTTCTTACCATGTCATCCAACCGAATTCCAAAGACTATAATGAAGGCGGCAGGGGGTTCAAGGAAACAGGTAGCATTTACCAATACACTTAAGATGCTGAGGCAGATTAGCCCTAATGGAGCTACTCCTGCTGAACTCAAGAAGTTGTTTGGTATCACCATGCGGGCAGCGTCGGAGGCTGGCATACCTGCTAATACTCTAGACGCCCTGAAACGTATGGGGCCAGAGCGTGTGTTCAAGGCTGGACCTACAAGTGTTGCCCGAGTCTATGATATAGCTACTAAGGAGTCGTCTGCTAGGAGGCTCTTGCGGTGGGCGACCAAGGGCGATCCCAAACTGACCGGTAAGAAGTTTCTTGGAACCGGTCCTACACAGAATTTGGCGGCGGGCGTTCGGGCTCAGATAGATGAGCTGGAAGGTATGGCCAAGACTAAACTATCTGAGAGTGTGGGTGAGGCCAAGGGGGTGTTCGGTAAGGGTAAGGCTGCTGCTAAGGGAGTTGGTGAGGCTCTTACTCCAAAGGATTTGACTGCTGCTGAAGAGGGTACTCTTGGTCAGCTAACTAAGGCTGGGGCCAAGGGTCTGGGGCGTGGTGCCAAGCTGGCTCGTGGATTGGGTGGGGTGGGTACTCTGTTAACTGTACCACTCTTAGCTCACGAAGCGTATGACTCTCTAGTTGGCAAATCTAAGAGGGCACGGGCTGCATTGGAAGCTAGCCGACGTGGTGGAACTGCCTCAGTATCCCAGGAACTCATGTATGATATTCTTGATAAGCGTTCTGACCTGCAAGCAAGGCGGGCTACGTTAGGTCAAGACCCACAGCTTATGCAACAGATCATACAGGCATTAGGTGGTTCACAGACCAAGGTTCTTACTGGTAGTGAGGCTGGGTTTGGTGTTGATATGGGCCAGCAAGGTCCCTCTCCAGATGAAATGAATGGAATGTTGGACCGGTTGCTTGGCGAAATGCGTGGCATGTAAGGAGGAGTCATGCCTGTACCTCTACAAATAGGGGCTCTTGAACGTCCGGGTCAGGCCCTACAGAATACACTAGTAGGTGATTTGCCTGGTGCATTCCAGGCAATGTTCACCCCACAAACTCTGTCTATCAAGCAGAGGGATGCCTTTCTTAAAGAGTATGGACTGGATCAGGGTCCGTGGTCTCACATCTTTCGGTTGGTTACTAATCCTGCCCTCATTATCACACTGGCTCTAAGCTACAAGTTTCCAGTCGCTAATGCCAAGAACATGTTCAAGGTGGAGAATGCCGTAAAGTCCATGCTCAAGCGGTTTCCTATTATGGGTAGGCTCTCTTCAATGCCAGCCCTGTACAGGGGAACAGGTGTGTTTGAGGACTATGGTAAGATTATACACGACGTTACCAACTTCCGTACCAAGTACAATGGTCGCATGTCCACCTTGCTTAGGCAATATAGGGCGGGCACTGGTACTCTTCCCTCACAGAAAGAGCAGCTTATGGTGTCGTCCTGGTTGGACGGACTACACCGGCCTCTTCGTGGATGGGAGGGAAAGGATGGAGTTATTACACTGGGTAAGGGGGCCTCTCGTGTAGAGTTGCCGAGTGTTGGTACTCTTATGCCCAACCTCGAAGCCCAGATGACACCACAGTTACGTCAGTTTGCACAGGGTATGCGTGGCGTGCTCGATGACATGTACGGTGAGTCCTTTGGCAGTCAGGAGAACCGCAAGGCGATCATGGCTACCATGGCTAGGCTTCGTAAGTCTGGTCAGCTTGATGAGATAACCGAAACCTGGGCTGAGTATCTTACTGATCCACGTAAGATAGAACACTACTATCCACATAGACTCATACGGAGTGAGGAAGATTTCCAGGCTATGATGAAGGCCATGACTGATTCATCTAGCGGAAAGGCTTTCGCTCGGCAGGCAGGAAGGAAGGCAGAGCGGTGGCTAGGTCCAGAGAGTTACCGTCGTCACAATGCTATGATGCCTAGCCTACCCGAACTAGATATAATGGCTCAGCATGGGCTAGTTGATAGGGCAGCCTTGAATAAGTTGAAGGAAGCATCGAAGTTCAAGGTACTTGCAGTGGCCAGAGCGGAGGGTGTACTTACCCAGCCGGTACTCCATAAGCTAGAGAGGGCGACCTTTGACCAGATTAAGGAGAAATACCCGGCGGTTATGAGTAAGCAGGAGGGCCAAGCCTTTAGTTCTATACTGTCGGAGGCCACTCCCAAGCAGTACACCATGAAGCTAATGACCACCATGAACAACTACGCACAGACTATGGGCAGTACTTATGGGTGGACCATCAAGGGTGGTGGTGTGAAGATAATGGACCATCTCCGTGACCTCAAAGAGCTTGGCAAGGGAGGACGTATGGGTGCCCCCTATGCAAAGATGCGTGCGGAGATGTTGGAGAATACTTACATCCCACTGGCTCTGGGACGCGGTACTTTCAAGAATGCTCTCAAGGCACAAGCCTGGGAACAGAATATGATGCAGCTCTCTGCTTGGACTCAGACTCCCAAGGTTCGTCGTGTACTTGGTGAGTCTATGTCAAAGATCATCCATACCCACCTGGAAAATTCTCGTAGTGCATATTCCTATGTGAACGTGAGTCAGAAGGCGGCAGGTTACTTCTACCTTTCCACTCTTGGTTTGAACCCAGCATCTGCCCTAAAGAATATGCTACAGATGGTTCTCACTACCGCTCCCACTCTCGGTCCTGTGACTACGGCCAAGGGTCTTAATGAGGCTATGAGGAAGTCCCACAAGTACTTCGCGGCTCGTTTTGGGCCTAAGAAGATGGGCCACGACGATGCCATACGGTTTGCCTACCCGGCATTTGGTAAGTCTGGCATAGCATCAGCTCCCCTTACCGATGAGGCATTGGAGAGTACTCTCCGGAACGTGGTTAGTGTTCAGTCGTTGGCACCCAGCAAGGTGATGAACTTGCAGAAGAAGATCAGTGCGTCTATGATGTCACTGTTCACTGCTACAGAGACAACCAACCGCCTGGTCACATGGGAGGCAGCACTGATCCATGCTAGGCGAGCCAAGATGCCAGCAGAGATGGCTCATAAGTTCGCTGCGAGGGTAGTCGAGGAGACCCAGTTCTTGACTGGTCCACAGAATACCCCCTACTTTCTACTGGGACGCAATGCGTTGGTCCGTCAGCTTGCTCAGTTCCCACTTAGGTTCCTGGAGTTTGCTACCCATACAGCCTTCAACCTGGGCGTAAATGACATTGATCCACTGACCGGCAAGAAGATGAACGTGATGGGTAAGAACCCAGGCACCTTCGCTCGCATGATTGCTGGGTCCATCATGGCCCTGGAGCTGGGACGATACCTTGGGGTAGATGCCTCTGACGCTCTGGTGGGCGGTGCGGTACCAACGTTCCAGTCCCGGACAGAGGGACCGTTCGGTGGGTTCCCAATTGTTCCACCAGCCATAGGCATCATGGGAGCGATAGCCCAGAGTGCTACCACTGGGGACTTCTCATCCCTGATGAGGGCTACCCCCCTGCTGATCCCTGGTGGTACCGGAATGCTCCGGGCTGCTGGGCTGCTTCCACCGTCACTGGGCGGTGACATTGGAGTCCGAGCCTCCAAGGTCCTCGGCAGGTCCTACGCTGACTACAACAACCCCGCACCAGATGGCCGGATACCGGTGTACACTCGACAGGGTACTTTGAAGGGGTACTTTAGCCGGTGGGAGCTGGTGAAGATGGGCATGGGCATCCGGTCTGGGGACAAGCTGGCTGAGGAGGAGCTGATGTCCACGCTGGTCAAAGGACGTGACCAGATTAGGGAGATACGAAAGGACTGGTTGGACTCACGCCTCCAGAACGATGCCTCGGCGGCCAACTCCATCGCTGAGAGATTCCAAATACAGTTTGGCTTCCCTCTCCCGGTTTCTGAACAAGACGTTGAGGCAATGCAAGTCCGCCGCCGCGTGTCTAGGCTGGAACAATTGGTCCGGACCCTGCCGCCTGGACCGGCACGAGATCAATATGTACAGCTAATTGCAGCGACTCTGGGAGCCTCTGGGCCATCTCTGCTAGGAATTGATCCAGCACTTCTCGGAGAACCAAAGTCTGTACGAGAACGATCCCGTTCTGTTGGACCCGGACCCCAATCATCTGCTCGGCAGAGCTATCGGACTGGTCCGTTTGACTCAGTGGACCCTCAACAGGTGGGGCGTCAGGCCTTACCAAGCAGCTCCAGGTTCGATTTCTAGCCACGAGTCTTCTCCGTATCAGTACGCTTGATTGGGGCTGCATCATAGGTCTTCTTGAAGAGGCTGGGAGCCCCCTCTCTCACTTGTCTACCTCTAGGTGTTAGGTCATACAAGCAGCACGTCTGATTGATCTGGTTCTGTCTGGTCTTATTGGTCTTACGAAGCCATTGCTGTAGTACTAATCGAGACACTAGAGAGGAGGTGCTCATGGGCTTCAGACTGTCTGAACACTGCATCATTTCAGCCACACTAAGAGGCCCGAAAATAGCTAGTAAGTCCATGATAATCTTCGCTCGGTTCTTGTAGCTGTAGCTGGGCTGCCCACTACCCCATACCGGGATGGTACCTCCATACTTGGCGTCAATCCAGACGATAGAACGTCGGTTGTTTTTTGATTTACGACGCTCCCGGCTATCCAGAATCTTTTTTGCCTTGCACAACTGGGTGAAGCAGGGATATACAGTTTGGGGCAGGAAGTTAGGGTGAGCCTCCAGGAACTCCGGTACGGTAAGTCCATGCTTTTCTGTAAACCGCACTGTAAAGTAGACCTTCTCCTTAGTCGTCACTTTTCACCTCCCGGAGGACTAGCATGATGTCCTCTTCGTCCAATACGATTACATCCCGGTCACCAATGGTAAACGTGGTACCAGCAAAGGCAGCAAAGATAACCATGTCGTCCTTGGCAACCTGGGTTACTTCGTGTCCCACTGCAACTACCCGTGCTTCAAGGGGCTGCTCCCGTGAGTCGGAGGGAAGTATGATTCCACCCTTACTCTCCTCCGCAGCGTCAGCCTTTACTAGCAGTACTCTCTTACCAAGAGGTATAGGAGTTTTGATTACCTCTTTACAAAGACACGCACCCTCTTCTTGGGCACACTCTGGGCATAATGTATTACACATTTCTGTTTCTCCATAAAAGATTCGTGCTTCCTCTTCCGCTAGTCTCTTCATTGTACTTTTGATGAATGGTTCTGCGGTGTCACATATCTTTCGGGCTAGGTCCAAGGTCATCAACATAGTCATCCCAATCTGGATCATATCCGTCTTCGTCCAGAGGATCAAAGTCGTCTGGTAAACTCTCGTGGCAAATACAGTCGGCAGATTCACAGCCGCACTGCCAACACAAGTCATCATGTTGTAGGTCTTCCTCGACTGTGGGTATGAGACTCATGGTATTACAATCCTAGTTTTCTTAACCGGGAGAGATCCGTCCGGTAGAACGATCTTGGGTTCATACTTGGGCTTCACCTTCATGGTCATAGCTTGGAATGTAAATACACACCACTCATCAGTATACTGACAGGTTCCTTGCCACCGGCCACGCGGAATTGGGTGCTCCATCTTGTTGGTAATCCTGGCTTTGATATAGAGCTTCAGAGTATCATCTTTTCCAACGCGGCACTGGTTGATCCGATAGCCTGGGTCAGGGTTGTGTCCAAAGGATAGCCTTATAATTGTGAGATTAGTCCGTTCATCTGGCTGTTCTAGGTAGATCCAAGCTGACTTCATCTTAGCCCAGGTCCGCACGATGGGTGGCTGGTTTTTGTAGCTGATCTTGACGTCCAGCGGGCCAGTCAGTTCGTTGGTGTGGCGGTGAGGCCATACGCTTGCGGTGCATACTGTTCGTTGTGGATCAGCCATGTCTTACTCCAAAAATGAGAGGGGGACATCTGGACCAGCCAGAGCGGTCCCCCTCTACTCTCCCGGTTAAAGTCTACGCAGTTGCCTCCTCAGTTTCCACAGCGGCATCCGTACCGGCGTCGTCCACCAGACCCAGGAACCGAGTGTTGGTGTAGGTCTTGGCGTTCTTCTTACTCTTGGTAGTGAAGACACGCACGTTAAGGATGGCACAGCCAGCATTTGAGTTGATCGTTTCGGCGGCTTCCCTGGTCTCAGAGACCTGGAGTTCGCGGCCACCGAGACAGGCGGCAAGCCGAAGCATGTTGGCTTGACCCATACCCGTCTTCGCAGAGTGTCCGGGGAGCCAAAATAGCTCACTAAAGGACCTGCCATCGAACTCTTCGGTGCCAAGGATTCGGAAGATGGCCTTTGCCATGGCACATACAACTCCGTTCTTGTCTACGGTGTTTGCGGTAAACTTCTCCAAGAGCACAGTGTACTCGCCGTCAGCGGGTTTCCACCCATCGTCGGTATAGTCTACCTCGCCCTCGGCACCCTCACAACCTGCGAGGACCTCCAAAAATCCAGCATCTACATCACTCATGTCGTTACTCCTTGGGTAAGGGTTTTGACTGCCTCGTCGTAGGCTTTGGTTACCACGTTCCATCCTCCGAGGCGTGGGATTTCAGTGGAATCGGGAAACGGAACCCGAACTTTTACATCACTAGTTGATTCACCTTTCCAGAGACCACCCGGCTTGGTCTTCAGGACTCTCCATATCTCCTGCTTCATCTCTCCGGGGATAGATACTGTCTTGCCTTTAATGACCTTCTTAATGAGAGGCCCCTTGATGTTCTTTGTAAAGTAGTCCATGAACATCATGTGCTCACACTTGCGGAACACTGCGTTACGGAAGGAATCCGATACTGCAAGGGACTGCACCACTCGCTCTTCACCTGCCTGTCTGATGGTCTTGGGTGTGACGTGACAGAGGAGAACCCACCCCATGCCAGCTCGGTGAGCACGGTCCAGTATGCGGAAGATGTCTCGCCTGACTATACTGTAGGCATTACCTTCTCCACTCTTGTAGTCGAGAGGATCTTCCAGCTTGTGCTTGCGGCAGAAGTCTACAAGGAATACCTCAATTAGTTCATCGAGAGTATCTATTCCAAGTAGTTCAAACTCCCTCTTGCCTTGCTTGTATCGGGTTATGATCCTGTCTGCCACGTCCATGTAGGCTTCTGCGTAGCTTCCTTCTGGAACCTGATCGGGGTCGGGAGCGTAGCAGATGGCCTTGGGATCATCGACTGTATTCCCGCCCTCTTCGGGATCAAGGATGAAAGCCTTGGGGTTGCTGTGTAGGAGAGTACTCTTACCACAACCTCCCCTTCCACAGAGTACATAGCGACCACGGTTTACAGGGACAGGACGGAAGCCAGTAACGATTCCGGGGATGTCAGCTAGGTCACTCGGGATGGGGCTAGTTATTACTTGTGAAGTCATCTAACTCCTCCATCAACTCTTCGTTGCAGATGAAACACAGAAACTCTCCCGGTTCGTCCAGTTGGACTCTATCATCTAGGACAGTCTCTCTATCACAGTAGCTACATCTAGTCATCGTTGTGTAACTCCTTCTGGATCGTCAGTTAGTACGCAGCTCATAATTGTCTCGTTATTTACTTGTGTGTACTCTGCCGTTTTAATCTCATAGAAGGGAGAGCCTTCGGTTTCGTCTCTGTTGAAGAATCTTACTGGACAATTGTCTGGATAACCCAGAAGTATTTCCCGAAGTTCTTTGTTAGTCATTTTCTTTCTCCTCATCCTCTCTGAATTCAATGTCAAATCTGGTACGAACGATGTCTGGCCACATAACTGGGTTACTGTCACACAGGTCGGCGTAGGAACAGACCGAGTTGAACTTGTGGCAGGCATAGTCACCCGCTCGGTAGAACCTGTCTAGGCTGGGAGCTGCACGGGCTGCCCGAGCCTGCTGACGGAGACGCATGAACAGTTCCTTAGTAAGGGTGGGCTCGGTGAAGCGTGTCTCTGGTTGAAGGATGGGCGAGTGTTCGGGGTCCTCCTCATGCTTCTCTTTGTACCACTCAATGACCCTGTCAATGTAGGCCTCAAAGGAAGCGTCCTTCTTACAGTACTTGATCGTAGGCCTCTTGACAATGTTGTGGATTGATCCAACGACACGTAGTCCTTGATACTTCTCGTCCTCCTCAGCCCAAGCATCTAGGTGGCACTGTAGTACCAAGCGGTATAGGGCTATCTGTGAACTAATCTTGATAGACTTGGCACGGGCTAAGGTATCGGCACTGGTACTCTTGTGGTCTACAATGAAGACATCCTTAGTGCCCTTTCGGAGCAGGGCCAGGTCCATCGGAGAAATGATGGGAACTGGGATGCCACTGACCTTGGCCTCCAGAAGCAGCTCGACACAGGGAACACCATCTGGAGTGTGGAGGAGTTCCCACTTGCTCCAGTCAAAAGGCTTGAAGGACATGAAAGATATTGCCATGGCCCTGGCCTTATGGTAGTCATCATTGGCAGACTTAATGACTCCCTCAACTGACTTGCCTCCCGGTGTGAACCCAACCTCATCAGCAGAGGCTAGGATCTTGTTGCAGAATCGGTGGAAGTACTGCTTGGCTGCGTCGAGAGATTCCTCTTGGGACTTGCCCATGAACATGGACTGGAGAACCAAGTGGAGTACAGTGCCAATGTGTAGGGCGGGCTGATAGTTACGTGGCTTGATGCCCAGCTTGTATCGGTAGAGGAACTTGCGAGGACAGTGCTCGAAGTCGTGCATACCAGACGACCTGATGGGAGCTATCCGAATGTCCTTGAAGAACTCGTCAAGAGATCGAGGCATGTTACACCCAAACTTACTATCAGCATGGGGGTGTGCATCCTTGCAGTCCTTCACTCCGAGTCGGATGGACGAGTCATGCTCCGGTAGTACGAATTCAGTAGTTCTCACGAGTGTAGTTTCCTTATACATCGGGGGCAGTGTATGACTGACGCAGTTTGCCCAAATTCTACATCAAACTTAAATCCGCAGTAGGTACACATAAGTAAGAGGCGTTCCGGTCTATACCCAACTGTAGGCTCCTTTTTGTCAGAAGTCAAGTCCGCTGACAGATTTTTTTCGTGGGCTCCTTTCCAGTAGCAGCCGTTGCAGATTTCTACTTTGAGTTCTATGTTCTTAAAGAGGTTCCAGTCCTTCGTCTTGTTGCACCATGGACACAGCAAGGTTTTTACAGGTACAAGCATAGACGGCTCGGGGTGTGGATGACACGCCTCACATTTTTCCCGCCCGCATTTAATTTGAGGGCCAACTTCCTGCTCCAAGTTTTTTTCTTGCGGCATATCATCCAGCTCTACCGGGAGAGTTCCTGCTTTAATCCTGTGCAGCGTGTGGATGTAGGCCATGAGGTTCCACGCTGCCTGTGCTGGGTGGTCCTCGTCTTCCAGTCCATCAATAGTTTGGTTCAGGTGCCTAGCAGTAGATGCCAGTAACCGGGAGAGTGGCACCCCCTTCTCCCAGTTTCTCTCACCGTAGTGCTCGGCCCCCTTGGTGAGGACCATGCCCAGTCGCTCCAAGAATACGGGACTAATGAGATCAATCCTGGACTTGGATTCCTGGGTGTCACGTTGGGCACCCGTCGAGAACGTCTGCTTGGTGTCACTCTGTTTTAGGTCATAGCTACCATCAGGATAGTGCATTCTCTGCCTCCTCTGTTTCTATATGGGCTAGCATGAGCCGGACCAGTTGTTCGCCTAACTTACGTCGAGGACCCGGCTGACTGTGGGAGCCTACCCACATGAGTCGCAGATTTAGTCGGGTGCAGGCTTGCAACCACCTATCAATTGCCAGCGGGGGGTCCTGTACGTGTTTGGACTTACGCATCAGGTCGGAGCAGCTCATTTCCCACACTACGTAGGGATACTTACAGGCTTTGGATAGTCTGTGTAGGGCCTTAGCTGCTCGGGGCCACTCGGTACAGACGTTGTTGAACAGCTCACGAAGGGATCTCTTGGTCTCAATGATACAGATGCCTTCGTAGCCCTCCAGCGTGTAGTCACCGGCCGGAAGAGTAACGACTTTAGCAAGGACCTGTATCTGTCTGGCCTCAAGGGTGCGGTCACCGTGCCACTCGATCCATGAGGGAAAGAGAAGAGGCTGACGCTCCCGGCTGTCAATCAGTACTGTTATCTGGTTTGGAATCATAGTTTATACGCTACTCATACAGTTGCAGAAGAATGGGGCTGCTCCGCATCCGGCACATCTGGGGAGGGGACGCTTAGGACTTTGATCTTGGCTATCAGGACGCTCCTCTGCATCAGGAGGGGTGTCTGATTGGTCATGAAAGTCTTCGCTGCTAGGTTCGTTGACAGGTACTTGTCCGTCAGCTTGCTGATCTGATTCTCCACCTTCCACAGGGCTATTGTTAATTCCTCTACGGTTGAGTTCATTGGCTACCTCTTCTATTACCAGGGTCTTGAGTTTGGATGCTACCAGGCACGCTACCTTCTCCGTTCTGGTCTGGAGAATGAAGGCCGTTCTCATTCTCTTCCTCTCCGTCTGGGTTCCATGTCTTGATTTCTTTCCGGCCAAATATGTGCTCGAACGACTCATTATATTTCTCCTTGTTAGTCGGTCGTGGGGTGTCTCCCTTGGACATACTAAATCTCCATTACAAAGTCGTGATAGCAGTCTTCACAAAACCAGTTCCATACCCTGATGTTGTTGATGTCTTCTTGGTACGGATCAGTAGTCCAAACGAGTTCCTTTTCTTTGTTGCAATGGGGACACAGCTTTGGTTTTGGTGTTGGTTTTTCTTCTCTCATAGCTTTGCAATGACCTCACCCTTGTAGACTACGATCCTCTTCTTGCCTACGTTGTGTACACGAGCGAAACTGACATCATGTACGCCTTCGGGCAGGAACTCTACTACGGGCCAGCCTTGCTGCCAGTTGGGAGTGGTGTGGACGTAGTCAAGCTGAGTGTAATCGCTTACATGACCAGCATCGTAAGCCTGTTCGATGCCCTCCCACGTTGTGTAAGGAGACCAACCCTCCCGGTGGGAGTGGCCCACCATAACTGATCCGTGAATTGCCTCTGACTTAGCACGGGCCGACATGCCTGCGTGCTTGCGTAGTATGTCACCGTGTGTGTACCAGAGATCACGAATTTTGTATGGATTTTGAATGCTGTGCCACTTGATTCCCAGTTTTTTTAGGCCAAGAAGTTCAGGAATGGTAAGGTTTCTAATGGTTGCCAGTGCAGGTGCCTTGTTCCACATGACTTTGGTAAATCGGTGCTCGTGGTTACCCTCAGACTCTCGGATGTCACAGTCATCACCAACCACGTCCCGTATGAATGCAAGAAACTCCTTAGCTTGATCCAGCTCTTCTTGGAACGTTCCTATACGATTCGGATTCCTGTCAAACCGGGAGAGTGCGTAGCAGTCTAGCAGGTCCCCCAAGATGTCAACTCCATCTGGCTTTAGTTGGGCGGCATGATTGGCCCAAGCATTGAGAAGATTATCATCTTGGAATGGAAAGTGAACATCCGGCAGGGTTATTCGGACAAGACGTTTCATACTGGTACCTTTCCGTAACAGTCTTTGTACTCGGCCAGGAAATTACCTAGACCATCGAGAACTGGAATGCCGATGGACTCGGCGTATTGACACTCCCGGTCTGCCCCCCTTGACTCTCCCGGTAGACGCAGGATAACATCACAGTCATCAATGTAGCACTGGTCCAAGTCAAGCCACACGCCGTAGGGTATCCGGTTAGGAGCCATGAAGTCACAGAACACTGTCAACTGTGGACAGTGAGAGACAAAGCCGAGTTCGATGAGCCGAAGGTGGACCTTGGTGGCCTCGTGGATTGACTTCATGTCATAGCCCTTGCCGCCGTTGGTTATAGGTCCAGCAATGTAAACTCGTAACCGCCTTGTTGATGCTTTTCGTACTTCTTGCATGTGTTCTTCTCCATTTTAGGCCAGTTCGGTGCCGAAGTCAAACGGAATACTTCTCAATTTTTGTATTGAATCCGCTCTTGTCCACCCTGTAAACTTTTACTTCACAAGCCAGAGGTAGCCTGCGTCCGAGAACCTTGCACAATGCCCGATAGTAGGGCGGATCGGGCAGGATTCTTTTCATCTCATGCTGTACTGCGTACAGCTCCTGTTTAGGAAACTCAATGGCTGCTGCGTCGTATACATTTATGGGTAGGATGGACTTCATTCGTTTCTGTTTGAAGGCCCACTGTAACTCGAACTGTGCCGATAGCATTACGTTTGCTGCTACCGCTTGCACAGGCATGTTCACAATCTCTTTCATTTGGTCTCTTACTTCTCGTCTGTTACCAAGAAAGAGGCGGGACTGGCCAACGAGGGGAAGCTGGAAGTAGCCGTGGGTGCAGACGAATTCGTAGAGTTCCTCCTGCCATTTGTGTAGTCGAATAGCTTGCTTCCACCAGTCGTTTATGTCTTGCTGACACTGGCCGCGAGATCGGACGATGCCCTTCTCACGGAGAAGAGTAGTCTGATACTGGCCAGCCCCGCCGAGGTAAATTACTAGAAAATTGAGAATCTTGGCAACCTGCCGGAACTTTTTTGCGTCCTTCTCTCCGAACAGCCTAGTTGCAGCACCTAAATGGAAATCACAGTCCGGCTTGCTGAATTCTTCCGTCATCCACGGATCGTTGCTGAGAAGTGCAGCGATTCGGAGTTCAATCTGTGAGTAGTCAAACCAAATGAGGTAGTCATACCGAGAGGTAATGCACTTCTTGATTGGGGATGGAAAGGTTTGGCAGGGGGGGCCTTTGGCCACAATACGACACTGTTTGGTTCCTCCCACACTCCCGTCCTCCCACTCCGAAGGAACGGGATACCAGCGTGGGTAAACTAAGCCGTTAATTAGGCGAGTCGTCGGGTCGCTGTGACCTTTGCCCCTCCCCACCAATAATGGATACAAGTATCTATCTAAGGTCCCCCCCGCAGTGTGTACACGCCCCACTGCCTGTAACTTCTTGTAGGAATCTGTTGTTGCAGGAAGTACATCGAGTAATGCGTTCCGATTCTCCTCCTTGAATGAGATGTCCCTCGTCGTGTTGGTCTTCTGTAGTTTCGGGATCGGGAGGGATACCTCTAAACACGTCTGGCACGCCTCGTCCATTATCTTCCTCTTGTACGTTGCACTGCCCTTCCCCCGGAGGCTGATGTTCCATCGGTTCTTGATTCCCCTCTCCAGCTTTACCATCCGTGCCTCGTATGATTTCAAGAGCCCTTCTAGAGCCTGCTGATTCATTGCTATCCCGGACTCCTCCATCCAGACGGTTGACCACAGCAGCTTCGTGTACCATTCGCGATTGAACTCTGATAGCTTGGGTGAGTCCTTCCCGTATAGAGTCTGGATCATACTCTCTAATTTGGTTTGAGAAAGGAGGGTAGCTGCCGTATCCTGACAGTTGTACTGATGTAGAGCCGGATCGTTCTGGGATGGGTACTGGGTGAAGCCCCCATCGTATTGTGTGATCCGCAGTAATGGTGCCAAAGCTTTCAGACTCTTCTCTGGTCTGCCTTCGTTGAGCAGATAGTTCGTTACCATCAGGTCTACGATCGGTAGGGGATAGTTCAGCCATGTCTTGCACTCCGGGTATGCGTGGCGTAGGTACATCAGATCGAACTTGATGTTCTGTCCTCCAAGGTACCCGAACCCTCCGACATCCGTTAGGTCCGATACTGCTTCGTAACACTTCTTCAGCCATGACCACAGCTTTCTCCGGTGACTCTCCCGGTTCATAATAAAAATAGCGTGTTCCAGTTCGTCCTCTTCGTTGGGCCAAGTAAGGCCCACAGTCACTACCAGGTCCTTTCTCTTGATACCGTCGTGGACCATGGACTTGAGAGGATGGAACTGAGTTTGGTTCTGTCCTTTGAGAATTCCATACGTTTCTATGTCCAGGCTCAACCGGGAAAGTGGGTAGCTCGGCGGGCGAGGTGCTGTCTGGATAGTGAGGCTGCCACCCTTGATCTCGTAGGTGAGGTCTCCATCTATGTAGTCACTCAGCATCTTGAGGTGGGAGCTGACGTAGGGAGCATAGTTCTTGTCGCGTCCACACGCCATGGGGTGGTAGGTGGTAAAGACTGGGCAGGAACGGGGGAAAGGGGGAAGGGTCGGGTCACTAAGGTATGGTCCGACCACTTCCCCCAAGCGGACGATGGACTTCGGCGTTGGGGCGGTCAACGCACGGAAGTCGGTGAAGTCACCTTGGCGAGAGAATGACTTCTTTAGGGACAGGG